GCTAGAGGCCTTACCCAAATAATGAAAGGCACGTGGGAAGAATGTGTGAAGCGTATGGGTCATTCCGATTGGACTTGGGACGATGCTTTTGATCCTAAGAAGAATTTGGCAGTGGGAACCTACTACACTAACACGAGAATTCCCGAGATGTTAAAAACATATAAAATCCCAGATAATATAGAGACGAGAATAGCTGCGTATAATTGGGGAATAGGCAAGTTGAATAAGACTTATAAGAAGTATGATTCTAAATGGATAGAACATATTCCTACTGAGACGAAAGATTATATTTGGAAGTATAATGCGAGAACTATACGATAATTTGGTTGTTCTTAATGAGGATTATAAGAACTTTACCGGCTGGATATATCCTGATGGTTACGTTGAAGATTTTACTTCTTCAGGACACGTTGGTATTGCAACGGATTATTTTAGAAAGACATCAGACGAATACCGTGGCATAGATCCTCTTGTGGCTTTTTGGTTATATACTGCATTATTTGATTTGGTGAGAATACAGGTATTTGAAGACGCGTTAGAGACTGTAATGTCTTTTAATATATGTAACAGTTTAACTTCTTCCCAGTTGAAGGTTCTAAGAGAATATAGTCAGAATGTTGACGATGTACATTATGAATTAGCTAAGGTGGATGTTTCAAATATAGATGGTTTAATGAAGTTAGAGGATGAATCTTCTTTAATATTTGCAAAAGGTTCTTCTTGGCAAGAATTTATGGGCAATATAAGAAAGTATAAAATGGTAAAACCAGTTACAGAATCTACAATAGACTTTCCTCAGAAGTCTTTGGACCCTGCTATTTGGGATGAATCCAATGGTGTATATTCTTTGAAGCCTGAGGTAAAGGACCATATATATTCAACCTTGGCTTTATATAAACCAGTGGATTTGATGGACCTTGCAAAAGCAATACATATAACGGGTTCTATAGGAACGAATACTTATCAATCAGATGCTGATATAGATATTCATATTATACCTAAGGAGGGTATAGAAGATAGCATAGGAGATATGAATGCTTTTCAGAAAGAGGTGTTCAAGTGGTATAAGGCAAGTCGAGATGATTTAAACATCTATATAGGAGAGCATCCTGTAGAAGTCTATATCCAACTCGACGAAGAACAAGAGTTGCTCAGCGATGCTGTTTATAATATAACAACAGATGATTGGATTAAGGGACCTACAATTCACCCTGCTGATTACGACCCCTATGAAGAGTTTGGTAATATTCTAGATGATGTAAAAGCAGAGGCGAAGAATGCTGACTTGCTCTTTGGCGAATTGAAGAGGGATGTTATAGACTATGGTGTTATTAAAAAGGCAGTGAGTGGGATGAGCAAGGAGGAAAAGAACAATTTACTCACTCGTTCACAGGAGAAGTTGAAGGAAATAGAAGACGATATAAGTAAATTGATGTCTACAAAACAAGGTTGGATAGATATGCGGAAAGCTGCTTCGACTCCTACTTCTCCTCAACAAGCATTGGATGATATAGAGTTAGCTAAGAAATGGAAAGATAAAAATGCTCTATTCAAGTTTTTGGATAGGTATAATTATATGCGGTTGATTAAAGACTTGGAAGCAATGATGGAAGACGATAGTATTAATCCTGAGGAAGTTGAGATAATTCAAGGACTATTAGGTGGTTATTGATGTCTAACATGATACCAGATGAGACTGTGGAAGCCCTGAGAAAGATGGGCGATGTATCTGTAGATAATTATGGTATAGATTGTGATTTGTATATAATTAGCAATCCTGTTGCAGTAGATGCGTTAGATATATATGCTAAGCCTACTGATGCAACCTTTGAGCATTATACGACTAAGGTTTGGATAGAATGGACACCTAATATATATAGACTTCGTGCTCTAGGGATGCACGTGGAAGATGAGTTGCCTATTTTGGCTAGGTTTGCCAGGACTGCTAAGAACGATAGTGGTTCTAATAGTGCAGTAAATATATTGAAGGGTAGTTATATTAAAATAGGGATGAATTATGTTCCTGAAACATTTTCCTATGATGGGATAGAGGAGTTTAGTATAATAGATATTATGTTAGGGCATATTCACGATGCTGTAACGAACAAGCAATATATTATTGCTCCTCGTAGAGTGGAGATCTGAAAATTGCCAAGTGGCGTTTATATAAGAACAGAAGAAGCCAAGAAAAAAATGAGTCTATCTTCGAAAAGAGAAAATCTTTCTAAGGAGACCTTAAAGAAAATGCGTGAATCCCATTTGGGAAAAAGACATTCTGAAGAAGCCAAGAAAAAAATGAGTATTTCTCATATAGGAAACCAAAATGCTTTGGGATATCGTCACTCTGAGGAAGCTAAGAAAAAAATAAGTGAGTCTCATAAAGGTCGTAAAAGAAAACCTTTATCAAAAGAAACGAAAAGAAAAATGAGTATATCCCATATAGGACTTAAAAATAGTTTGGGGCATCGTCAATCTGAAGAAATCAAGAAAAAGAAGAGTAAAATAGCACTAAAGAATTGGCAAAACCCCGAATTTGCTAAAAGGATGATTAAATCTTTTGATATGAAACCAACTAAACCAGAACGGAGATTAAGAAACGGTTTGAATAAGATGTTTCCGGGTGAATACAAATACGTTGGAGATGGAAAGGTTTGGATAGTAGGTAAGAATCCTGATTTTATAAATGTAAATGGTCAGAAGAAGATTATAGAAATGTTTGGAAATTATTGGCATTCTAAAGAAAAAACAGGGAGAACAAAAGAACAAGAGGAAAATCAAAGAATAGCACATTTTGCAAGGTATGGATTTAAAACTTTGATTGTCTGGCAAGAAGAATTAAAAAATACACCTCAATTAAAAAAGAAGTTACGAGTTTTTCATAGGGAGATTTAGTGATGAGTATTATAAAAAATGTCTCGGCGAAAAATGTAGAGCTTAGGTTAGGCGGTGGTGGTAGTCGAACCCTTTCACCTAATAAGAGTGTAGAAAGAGGAGATGTTACTAATCTAAAAGATTTAGGAGAAAGAGTCAAGGTAACGGAGAATCTTACAGAAGTCATGACTGCTGTGGATAAGAGTGACCTTAGCGAGATTACGATAAAACGGGGCTCTGTTATCAATGGGTAATAGGGTATAGGTTTATGTGAGTTTGTCAGATGTCGTTAGGATTTGGTAGAAGAATCTAAGGCTTAGGTATGTTGATTGAACTATACAACAAAATAAGAGAACAGGACAGATTTAGTGATGTCTTTAAACCTATTTCTAGAGAAGAGAGAGATAAAAGAAATAGGGAGTATGCGGAGGAGGAAAAGAAAAGATTCGAGAAAAGAAAAGAGGAAATGGAGAAGAGGAAGAAGGAAAGAAGAGATGAAAAAGAGAGGGGAAGAGAGGAAATGGAGAAGAGGGAAAAGAAAAAATTAGAAGATTCTGATTATGGTTTTCTTTATACGGGAGATATAGAAGGGGAGATTACTTGGGGAGAGGATTTTGAACCAGACCCCGAAAAGCTTGCTGATGAATTAATAATGAGTATTGGTGGAAAAGATGCAAATATAGATTTAGAATGGGATATAGAAATAATAGATGTTCGATCAGAGAAGGATTTGGAAGATGAGGATGAAGAGTGTTTTGTTTGCTTATTTCTAGGAAATTTTACTATTCTTTCTTATAAGAAATTAGACGAAGTTACCGTAGCTAATATTTTTGGTACTCGTATATATGCAGAGTCTTCATTGGGTATGATGGAATTATCTGATGTTAAGATTATGGACTTGAAGGAAGTAAGAAAAGGTGAGTAAGACATGCTAAACGATTTATACAATCAAATAAGAGAAGAGAATAGATTTAGTGATGTCTTTAAACCTATATCTCGGGAAGAGATGACGAAGAGAGAGGAAGAAAGAAGAATAGAGACAGAGTTGAAGTTGAAGAAAAGATTAGAAGACGATTTTCTTTATATTAGTCGTATAGCAGGAGAGGTTAGTTGGACATATGATGAATATGAGGAAGCTGAAGGCCTTGCAGGCGTTTTAGAGATGACAATCAATGATGCTTTAGATGACGAAGGAGACAAGGTGATTTTAGATGTATCTACGTCTAATTTGCGGAAGACGATGGTATCTGACGAGGAGGCTGTTTGGAATTATAACACAACAGGAACATTTTCAGGTGTTGTATGTATTATATCTTATGAAGAGTTTGACGAAAGCGATGTGAAAAATACAATTATTAGTTATGTAGAGAGTGGAGAGGAGGATATGCATAAGGAAGGTGCATTAGAGATTAGCAACGTGCAAATTAGTGAGCTAGAAGAATTAGGCGAAGAGGATATATCTAGAGTGTCTCCTTTTTTTGTGGGGAGGTTATGAGGAATATTATGTTAGATGAATTATATGATATGGTAAAAGAAGGTGTTTCCTCTGCTAGGGCTAAATATGTAGATACTGGTAAGGTGCCTGAAGACGTCTTCGATATGTTTGTTAGGGGAGACCCTTCTCGAAAGAAGAAGTATGTAGAATGGATGGCCAGGGAGTATGCAAACGACCCTACCCGACCAGAACATACGGTAGATGATATAAGGTTATTCGACCAAGCAGTAATGCGTAAGAGAATAACAGGAGAAGGTGTAGATATTTATCAATATGCTAATCGTGAGGAATTAGAACAAGCTTTGAGTGTGATGGAACCTGGGGAGCGATTAAAGTCAAAGTCTTCTGGTAAGGGTCTAAAAAGTCAGATGATTGTTCACCGCGACGATGATGAATTTTTGATAGTTCAACCTTTGACTTATGAGGCTTCTCATGCTATTGCTGTGGCAGTAGATGCTGTATGTACCAAAGGAGAGCGTAAAGGAAAAATCTCTTGGTGTGTATCTTATGAGGGAGAAAGAGGTGTACTGCATTGGAAAGATTTTTATTATCAAAATAATATGTTCTATATTATTGTGCAAAAGGAGACAAGAATAAAATTTAATGTGCAAGTCGAGCCTAATGGAAAATCAACGGCTTGGGATGAAAATGATAAGCCTCATGATTTGGATTATATGAGGGAGAAATTTGGAATAGATAAGAGTGTTTTTTGATAATATGTTAAACGAACTATACAATAAAATAAAAGAACAAGACAGATTTAGTGACGTCTTCAAACCTATATCTAGAGAAGAAATGAAAAAAAGAGATAGGGAGAAGATTGAAGATAAATTAAAAGAAGGTAAATGTACATTAAATACAGATGGTAGTTATAGTTGCGAAGGAAATGTAGATATTAGTGATATGGGATTGACTAAGATTCCTGTTAGATTTAAGGAAGTTAAAGGGGGTTTTTATTGTTCTAATAATTTAGAAACTTTAGACGGAGCACCGGAGAAGGTAGGAGGGCATTTCTATTGTTATTATAATAAATTAGAAACCTTAGAAGGAGGTCCTAAGATAGTAGGAGGGCATTTTGGTTGTTCTAATAATAATTTAGAAACTTTAGAAGGAGCACCGGAGAAGGTAGGAGGGGATTTTAGTTGTTCTAATAATAAATTAGAGACTTTAGAAGGAGCACCAAAGAAGGTAGGAAGGAATTTTTATTGTTATTATAATAAATTAGAAACTTTAGAAGGAGCACCGGAGAGTGTAGGAGGGGGTTTTTATTTTAAGGGTAATCCTATAGCAGGTAAATTAGGAATAGGTGCGATACCAGGTTCAGATTTGGATAAGTATAGATAATGGCAGAAACATTCTTAAAGATAATTGATGAAGGGGTGCGAGCAGCTATTTGGTCTAAGTTCTATTCTATAATGGGCTTTACTGCGTTGGATGTGCTGCGGGAGAATATTGTTCTTTACCCTAAGCCAGTTGCTTTTAGAAAGATATCTGATATGAGAGAACGGACAAGAATGGACTTTATGAATCTTTGGAGAGAGTCAACTGTTCTTGACCGTAAACGATTGACAATGCCGGCTGCTCGTAGAGGAATCCTTGTTTCTTATACAGACAGTTTGGACGATAGTGGAGAGGTATCAGAGCATACCGGTGTTGTGAGAATAAAAGCTGTTCCTACAATCATGTCCTATAACCTATGGTTTTGGAGTTTGGATAGGGATAAGCTAAATAGTATAGCGGAAGAATGCTTGTTTTGGGAGCATAATACACCTTATGTTAGATTGTATTTTGATGAGACATATCCTGTTGATCTTAACGTAAGAATAACAGGAGAGATATTTGATGAGTCTCCTTTGGATGATTTGTACAAGCGGGGTACTTATTACGTTTCTAGGGTGCCCGTAGAAGTAGAAGGTTGGACATTTAGTGATGCTCAGATTAAGACTATCAAAACAATCTATCTTAAGGTTTACGACCGAGACGAAATAGAAGATGAGGATATAGAAGATTTTATTGACGAACCTAATGAAGATTTGTTATTGTGTAGTGATACAATAACAGAAGATGATTTGTAAATATAAGGAGTAATATCATGGGTAATTATATTTCAGCAGGTGTGTATAGTCAGGAAAAGGACTTGTCCACAATAGTTCCTGCGATAGCTACGAGCTCAGCGGCTATTGTAGGTTATTCAGTGAAAGGTCCAACTGATGCGACGTTGATAACCAATTCTCAACAATTTATTAGCAAGTACGGAGAGCCTGTGCTCAATAATTATTTCCATTATTCTGCATTGGCTTTCTTGGAAAATGGTAATATATTGTATTGCAAGCGTGTTATCAACGGAGCCTTATACGCAGGTATTAGTATTGTAAACGAAGATTCCAGTGATGATAATGCAGGGTTTGCAGTAGGACAGTCTGCAGCAGACTTCTACGATGATTCTACTGTTTCTGATGAGATATTTAGTATTTTTGCTGAGAATCAGGGGCTTTGGGGAAATAATATTAAGATTATAATAAAGGATGTAAATAATCTTTATTATGATGAAGATGATGAACATGCTTGCGAGGTAGCAGACCAATATACATTTGTAATAGAAGTCTATTATCCTGATAACGATGGTAATTATAGTTTAGTAGAGTCTTGGAAGGTGTCGCGTAAGACTAAGACTGACGGATATAATAAGCAGGTGTATCTTGAAGATGTAATTAACGGTTATAGTAGCTACATTCGTGTCGCAGATAATACAGATGTTGCTGATACTGTGCTGCCTAAAGAAAATGCATCTACCTACATACAAGCTACTGGAGGTGTAAATGGGAGTGAAGCTACTGCTTCTCAAATAGCAGCAGCTTGGAGTGATTTTGAAAATCCAAGTGATATAGATGTAAGGATACTGATTGCCGGTGGATATACTACTGCGACGGTAGCCAGTGCAATAGTAGCAATAGCAGAAGCGAGAAAAGATTGTATTGCTGTCTTGGACACCTCTTATTCTAATTTGGCTTCTGCTCAAACAATTACAGATTGGAGACGAGACGATTTAAACATCAACTCAAGTTATGCTGCTTTGTATGCTCCTTGGGTCAAGATAAATGACCCTTACAATGATAAGGTAGTTACGGTGCCTCCATCAGGATTTGTTGCTTCTCAGTATGCTTATAACGACAGCGTAGAAGAGGCTTGGTGGGCACCTGCAGGATTTAATCGCGGGTTGCTTAATGTGTTGGCTTTGTCTGATATCTTTACAAAAGGCGAAAGAGATACGCTGTATAAATATCAGGTTAATCCATTGCAAACATTTAGAGGACAAGGGAATGTTATTTGGGGCCAAAAGACTTTACAGGTTAAACCATCTGCTTTGGATAGAGTGAATGTTCGACGATTGCTTATTGTGTTGGAAAAAGAAGTGTCTACTTCACTGCAGACATTTTTGTTTGAGCCTAATAGTGAGTTGACAAGATTTAGAATAACAGCAATGCTAGATGAGTATATGGATAATTTGTCTGCTAAGGGAGCCTTTCAAACTGAGTTAGGAGATAAAGGATACCTTAATGTTTGTAGTACGACAAATAACACTCCTGCTGTGATAGACAGAAATGAATTGCATGTAGATATATTTGTTAAACCTATAAGATCAGCTGAGTTTATACAGTTGCAGACTATTATTACGACAACAGGTGTGTCATTTAACGAACTTATAACGAAGGGTGTACTTTTTTAATCTATTAGTAAATTGAATAGTAAGGAGTTTTATTATGAGTACTATGTCATCTGAAGGATTAAGACGAAATCTGTCTAATCTTATGCGTGATTATTTGTGGGAGGTAATTATCCCCTTACCGGTGGGAGGAGGAGATTCTAATACGTTGAATCTTCGGTGCACGTCTGCTAACATACCTGGTAGATCTGTGGGTTCTATTTTAATTCCTTATAAGCAGAGTGCAGGTATTAAATATCCAGGGAAACTAACCTATAGTCATACGTGGGATTGTGCTTTTATAGAAGGCGAAGATGCTGCTATATTTTCGGATCTTTATGCTTGGCTCCAACGACTTGTAGATGATTATGATAACACTGGAGACGACGATATAAATGTCAAGACCGATATATATCTTAAGATGGTGTCACGAGATAATTCAAATACATTGACTATACGATTGGTTGGATGCTACCCTGAATCTATAGCAGATATTGCTTTGGCTTACGATTCAGAAGGTAATGTGGTTCTTCCTGTTACTTGGAGCTTTGACCACTGGGAGAAGTATTAAAGTATGCGGTGCATGAAAGATACATCTATTGTTGATAGAATTTTTGGAGGAAAAAAGAGGGTTTCAGATGTAGGACTTACCGTGGCTAGGTATGCACTCAAGGACGATGTTTCTGAAGTTGCCAAGTATAAACGATTTTTTGATATAGGCACCAAGGCTTATAAATTTCTTTCAGGACCTCCGGGGGTTCAAACCGGAAGTTTGCAAAGGACATATAATTGGGAAGTGCGTATGCCTTTTGAGATGGGAGGGGTCGATGGTTTGGATATATCGACTCTTTGTCAAGAGGTTAGGTTTGGAGATTATACCATAGGAGATTTATCCCAGTTACGATATGGTCCTTACCAAGCATTCTTTCCAGGTAAATTAAGTATTAGCACAGTAACTTTGGTATTTGTCAAACCTTTGAAAGATTGTGTTAGCAGCTTTTTTTATGGTTGGCGAAATATGGTGATAAGCCCTGCAGGTTATTATTCTCCAAAGAATCATTATGCTATGTCTATGTATGTCAGTCTTTTAGATCGAGGGGGAATACAGGTTAAAGAGTTCAAGTTAGCTAAAGTATTCCCGAAGTCTTTACCTACATATGATTTGAAATATGCAGACGAAGACATTGTAAGACTTTCCATAGAACTGAGTGTAGATAGAATAGAATAGACTTTTTTATTATGTATTTGACAAAAGTGAAAAAAGGTACTATAATTATAATGAATAGAATAAAGGGTGGCGGCATAGGTCTCTTTTCTGGTGGAAAGAAACTTGTGTCGTTGCCTATATCCTCCAGAAAAGAGGTTTCCACACATGGAGCTTTATCCTATAAAAAGCTCTATACTGAGCGTCCTAGCACCGACGAACGGTGCATCCGAACTTCAGATGTTCGGGCATCTAATACAGATGTGTCCTGTAGGGCAGGTATCAAGTTCACTCCTATCTCATTTATTTATAATCCAGGCTCTGAGCAGAAATTCTCTCAACCTGGGCAGGACAGGATAGAGTCTTTTTGATACGTTTGCTGGTGGAATCGTAGAGAACTGTATGTGTTTTTTGGTTTTTAGAAAAATCTGAATTTATTTTTTTATTCTGTTTTCTCTGCTAAATCAAGATAATTAAATAGCACGTACAGTCCTGTATAAAGTAGAGATGAGAAAGAATATAGGGTTTTTGGAGATGAGAATAGAAGAAATGCTATAGAGATAATAGAATGAAAAAAGTCTTCATATTATGAACAAAAAGGACGATAATAAGATATGGAGTTTAATGATACCAAGCTGAGGAGAGTAGAGATATGGAGATTGTAGCGGGTATTTTGTTGTTTATTGTAATTCCTTTTATACTGTTGGCAGGATGGATTCACCCCATTGTGGGTATTGTGGCATTTTCTTTGAGTGTTTATGGAGTGGTTAGTTTGGTGAAATGGTTGATAAATGAATACTAATTTTTTGAATTGAGGAGAGTAGAGATATGGATATGGCTTTTGGGGTATTTTTGTTATTTATGACAATCGTTGGTCCTATTGTGGCTTTTTTAATATTAGGAGGGCTGGGGTATGGTTTGGGGTATGTTTTGGTAAAAACTTTTCAAGGAATAGTTCGTTGGCTTACATATATGAATGATTAAGGAGAGTAGTTATGTCAGAGTTTGTACAGGTTAATTTACCGTCTGGGTGTAAATTATACGAAGGAATTAAACCCGAAGATGTTCAATTAAGACCTCTTTTAGGAAAGGAGGAAGAAATACTCGCTCAATTGTCTGCGGAGAACTTTGAACGAAAACTTCCTGCTGTTCTTAAAGAGGTGGTAAGAGGTGTGGAAATAGAGCAGTTGACTTCAGGAGATCACTTATTTATATTGATATGGGAAGTCATCAATTCTTATTCTAATCTAACTGCTGTAGAAAACACCTGTGAATTTTGCGGTAGTAATATTGTAGCAGATATAGATTTGGGCGAATTGGAAATTATAGACTTGCCGGAAGATTACAATGAGCCTTATGAAGTAGCCTTATCTTCAGGGAATAAGATAAAACTTAGATTGCTACGGGTGCAGGATGAAATAGACATTATTAATTTTACCAAGAATTCTACTGGTTCATCTTGGCTCTATAGGTATGCAGCAAGTATCGTAGATCCCGAATTGGATGCAATGAAACGAATGCTGTTTTTATCCAATCTTCCTGCTATCGATGTGGCAAAGGTAAGAGCATTTCATGAACGGTTTTATCACGGACCTCAGTTAGAAGCACCTTATATTTGTTCTAAATGCGGGAAGGAGGGTGAGATTTCCTTACCCTTTTGCCTCTTGGACATTCTTGTTCCACAAGGTCCGGCCCTTGCAAGAATTATGGGAGATACAATTTGAGTTGACTTATAATACATCTATGTCGTTGGAAGATGTACTCAATAGTTCTATTTGTAAGATAAATTGGATGTATTCTAAGTTGGTAGAAAGAAAAAAGAAAGAGCATGAGTCATACAACTCTTTATATAAGAAGAAATAAATGGAAGAATATAAATGGCAAAAAAGGTATTTGAAGGAAGGTATGAGAGCGTTAGACAATCTAACGATAAATGACCTGCTAAATGTTAAGGCATTGTACAAGACAGTTCATTTGCCTTTTGTCGAACAATTAGAGCAATCTTTTCCTTCCAACACAGATGCAGGAAAACTTCTAGGGGAGTTAAAGAAAAATCTTTTAATTGTCATAGGGTTGATAGGAAGGGTTGCGTCAAGTGCTGGTCGGCGGGCTAAAAAAGAAGAGTTAGATAAGCTATTCTCAGCTATGGAGAGAATAAATCCACAAATAAACCAACTCAGTGAATTAGCAGATGATTATGCAGACTTGCGAGAAAGGATGGTAAAAGCTCAAGAAAGTCTAGATACGACTACAGAAGATCTTAAATCAGCACATGAAACGGTCTCTGGATATCTTAAGGGTGTTAGAACTAAAAAGGGACCAGGGCATAGGGGATGGATGAGAGCTTTGGGGGCTCCTTTTTGGCAGATAGGTGTGTCTACTGCTAAGCGAGCATATTATAGATCATTAGGATATGGCACCACAACAGCACTTGCAGGAGTTGGTGCTACTTTTGGGGGAATTGTCCGCGGAATCTCAGAGGGTTCTCGTATTCGAAAGAGGACCTTATTTGAAGAAGCTCTTCCTGGTTATGGTGTGGGTAGGGGAGAGGTAGGTTTGGGAGTACCTCCTGCGGCGACTCTTGCAACCATTCCTCCTGCTGCGGCTCCTATTACAGGTCTTCCTGGAATACAGACTCCAGTTGCTCGTGGAGGGGCTTATGGTAAGAGGGATTTAAGATATGAAGCAATGCCTATGTGGTATTTTTTCCATCATCTAGCACACAAAGCTAAATGGACGAGAGATGTTCTTAGATTATTAAAGGGAAAGACTATAGGAGGTGTGGAGGGTACAGAGGTAACTATGGGGTTAGGAGGAAAAGCTCTTGAATCGTTGGAAAGTTTGGGAGGGGCTGTATTGGTATGGATTGGGATTAAAACGACTCTTGGGAAGATAAGTGGATTGTTAGGGAAAGGAGGGCCTATTGTTGGTGTTTTGGGGAAAGGAGTGGCTATATCGCTTGCTGCTGGTCTTGGTTGGAAGTTGGGTAGTTGGATAGACAAGCATACAGACCTTAGTACGATACTGGCTAATGCCTTTAAAAATGTTTTTTTAGGGAAGACAGAGACAGGTTTCTTACCAGAGGAAGCTATATTAAGTGAAGAAGAAGCGTATAAGGCTAGAGCAATACGTTTGGCAGGGGAAAGACATCCAGGGGCGGTTAAGAAATGGGAGAAGAGGCCTGCTTGGACATTTGTTCCCGGAGGAAGAGAGCGTCCTGAGACCGTTGGTGGGGAAGATTCGTTTCTTGAAGTGAGAAAAGGCTCTGTCGTACTTCCTACTGGTGAAATTGTACCTATATCTCAAATTCCAACCTTTGATATGATAAAGGATATAGAACGTCTAATGGAAAAACCTAGTCAGGAATTGTCTAAGATAAGAGAGGAACTTATGAAATCTCGTAATATAGCAGTACCGACAACACCTCAAGAATATTTCTTTAAGGGTCTTGATGATATATTAAGAATAGAGGTAAGTTCAGGTTTGGCAGTGGGAACCGAATAGGAGAAATTATGAGCATAAAAGCACCTTATGAAGTCGATCATTACTCCTTAGAAATGGCCCCTCCTATGATCGTATTAGGATATAAGGGAGATCGTGTAGGAAATCCTTACATTGTAACTATTCGTAGTCATGATAGAAGTTATGAGAATATATTGATTGTAAAAGCTGTAATGCAAGAGGACATACAGATGAGGGTTAGCAGTCGTTGGGAGCCTGTTGGTCGAAGTTCTTTCTTTGGAGGAAAGGTGGAAGCTGCTATTCAGGAAGTTTGGGGAGCTTCTACTGTTTTTGCTTGGGGATCTAGAAGATTATGGCAGGGTACTTCTCCTATAACAATCAATTTGAATCTAAAATTTGAAGCAGAAGATGATGAGATAGAAGAAGTGGTAAAACCTACACTGGCTCTTCAACAGTTGGTTCTTCCTGGTAGAGGGGTTCTTTTTGAGGGAGGTAATTGGTTGAGCAAATTAGTGGTTAAAGGATTTGGGACGGGTGATAAATTATATAAGATGTATCCGCCAGGGCCCAGTCCGTTTAATCTTGGTGGGAGAGAGATTATCACAATCAAAATAGGAAACTTTTTGACATTTGAAAGTGTGGTGGTAAAAGAAGCTGCTGTGAGATATGCACCTAAATTTACGACTAGAGGTAAACCTATTAGTTCTTCTATCGATCTTCAATTTGAGACATACCAAATTGTTACAAAAGACGAGTTGTATAGTATTTATAATAATGTCTTTCGAAGGAAGAGGGTAAAAAAAGAGGAGGCAAAAGTAGAACCGTCTAGTCGTGTTTCTAAGGATTGGGAGTCTAAAATGGGAGAATATATAGAGGGCCCTCGTTCGGCATATTAGAATTATGAATAGAACCAAATTTTTTAAGAAAGTAAAGGTAGACGGAACTGCTGAGTTAGATTTTTTAGACAATAATCTAACCAAACTCAGTATAACACGAACCCCCAGTTACTATCGATTGAATTCTATTGATAGAAAAAGACCGGATATTATTAGCTACAAGAATTATAATACTGTAAACTACTGGTGGATAATTTGCTTGGTAAGTGGAATAGAAGACCCGTTTTTTGATTTGACTATAGGAAGAATAGTAACCATAGTCAACCTTTTGGATGTTTATGATTTTTATAGGACATATATGTATAGATAATGGCTGTAGAACTTAGAGATAGTTATGTATTGCGAATTGTATTTGGAGACGATACAGAAGTAGTTCATTCTCCAGATATACTCTTAGGTTGTACGATAACCTCGGATCTAGATTATTTTGTTCCTATATTAGATCTCACCTTGAAGAGCGAACACGGTTTGGTTCATCAGTCTATACCTCCTGATAGACGATTAAATGATATTAGATTGGAAATGGCAAGGGACCTTTCTGCTTCAGAATATAATACCTATGATTTTGAATTGTACAGAAGTTTTCCTGATGATAATGCATATAGAGTTACTGGTTATCTAAAGGTAGATAATTTATTTTCTCCGTTGAAGTCTCGGGGGTTTAACGGTTCAGTAAAGACTATTTTGGAAGATATTGCTAATGATGAGTTCAATGTAGATAGCACAGAGGTGTCGCCTACTCTAGAAGAAATTAGAAAAACATTGATACAACCTGCTTGGTCTAATATCGATTTGTTGAGATATTTGAAGAGAAATATCAAGGGATTTCTACTCTGGGAGTTTTATTATTCTTGCTTCATAGAAAGGAATCTTGGAAAGTCTGTTTTTGTATTTAGGTCCTTGCACGACTTTGTCATGGAAGAAACCAAGTACACCTTTGTACATGGAGACGTCCCAATAAAAAATGTAGAGCCTATTTTGGATTATAAAATTTATAATAATATGCAGGTGCTAGGGATGTTTGGAGGAAAGTCGCAGAACTATGGATATTTTGATTATGACAATGATGGGTATGTCAATGATTCTTCGATAAGTATAGACGCATATCCATCATTGAGCCAATACTTTTTATTAGAAGATAAGGATATCCAAGGAGAAGTAGACGATACAGCATTTTATACATTAGGACGGGGTAATAGTTTTTCCTCTGATTTCAAAGGGAGGGTAGGAAGAGAGTATTATGAAAGGACGACTAATCTGGTCCAATTGTGGATAACATCTAGAGGACTACCAGGGGCTCAACCAGGAGATATTGTTCTAGTTTTTTTTCCACAAAGTATAAATGAAAGTAGTGTGACGGGGATGCCTTACAATGGCTATTGGATGATTAAAAGAGTTATTCATGCCTTTGGTGGAGAGTTCCTAACGAGATTATTATTGATTCGTTCTGGTGTCGATACGGATGCAAGAAACACTCTGTACGCCGCTGCTAATTTTGTTAAGAGAAATGCTCAGGATGTTCCAGCGAAAGGGGCACCTATTCAATCGTTAGGAGAGTCCAGTGTGGGTAGGGTTATAGGAGATACAGATGGGATAGATATCCCAGGTTTGACATGATTATAATTTAAATGATTTTTTATTCTCCTCCTCCTAGTAGCTTGCGGGTTGATAGATGTAGGCTCGCAAGCTACGTTTTGAGATTATGTTATGATAAGTTTTAACAAAACCAGTTTGAAGTATCACGGCATATACCGTGGATTGGTTATGGATAATGAAGATCCATTGAAACAGGGCCGGATACGAGTAAAAGTCTATCCTATGTTTGACGGTATAGATACTGAATATCTACCTTGGGCAGTTCCTGCAATGCCTTTATTTGATGGGGCTGGAGATGGGTTTGGAGCTTTGGCTATACCTAAAGAAGGCTCATTTGTATTTGTATTTTTCGAGGCTGGGGATGTTTACCAGCCTGTATATTTTGCAGAAGCTCAAACAAAGACTTATGGTATTCCTTCCGGAGTATCTACAAATTATCCAAATAGGAAGGTTTGGAAGACTGAGAACGGTATAGAAATAACCATAGATGATACAAATGGTTCTGAATTAGTGCTTGTAGAACATCCTAGTGGATCGTATATTAGAATGAGCTCTTCAGGAGAGATAATAATTAGTGGTGGTTCTGTAAGTATTAATCCATAAGGATTAGTAAAGAGGAAATTATGACAAAGAGTGTAGCATGTGTTGGAGATGTTGGAAAACATGGTTCTTCTCATCCTGGAACCATAACGGGTTCAGGACAGGACGGCTCGGTAAAGGCTGAAGGGGTAGAGATAGCTGTTGTGGGAGCTTCTTATCATTGTAGTGAACACGGTAGTAAAATTGTTAGTACTGCTGTTACAACAAAGAGTTTCATTAATGGTAAATTGATAATTACAGAAGGAGCCAGGACCTCTTGTGGAGCTACAATTTTGGCAACAGGACGCTCGGTCTCGGCGGAATAAATTATGCAAAGACAAAAGCATGTAGAAGGTATATATAGAACTGTGGGAGAGGTGTGGAGCGATTTGCACCACGAGCTAATACCCGATAAAGAGGGTGGTATAAAGAAGGTGATAAATGTAGAGGCTGTTCGGACTTCTATAGATAATATACTTAGAACGTATCCAATGGAAAGGGTGATGAGACCTGGTTTTGCTTCTCATATACAACGATTGGTATTCAATCCCTTATCGGAGGATTTAGAAGATTTAATTAGGGAAGAATGTATGACAAAGATAACTCGTTATGATGATAGAGTTATAGTTAATGGAATAGATATAACAAGAATGCCGGAACGGCATCAGGTAAATATTACGGTATCTTTTTCTATTAGAGGATATGACCAAATATTTCAGCATAATTCAGTATTCGCCTCAGGAGTGCAATAATGGCTACCAATTTGCTTAATTATACAGATTACGATTTTGATAATCTTGTATCGCAGTTACAAGATAGACTTAAATTAAGGGATGCATGGAAAGATGCTTACGTTTCTTCTACGGGAGAGATGCTTATCGAATTTTACGCATTCGTGGCTAATCTTGTTCTTTATTATTTAGAGAGAAGAGCGGAAGAATGCTATCTAGACACAGCACAAAATTATTCTAGTGTTGTCAATTTAGTCAAACTCATAAATTATTCAGTCAAGAGAAAGACGTCTGCTACAGGCACACTAAGATTTACTATAGCAACGAAGTCTTCTGTTAGTGTGGGTATCCCTATAGGTGTGATATGTTCTTCGTCGGATGGGACAGAATACTTTGTGGGTGAAAAGAGTACTGATCCGGAAAGACCCGGTGTGATTAGAGGAGGAGGGGCTATTGCTGTAGGTGATACAAGTGTAGACCTCAAAGCAATACAAGGAAAGATGGTTGTAAAAGAAATCACGTCTAATGGTGCTGCTAATCAGGTATATTTTATTTCTGATACAGATACGGAAAACGACATATTCCAGGTAGAAATAGACGAGATAAGAGATGTTGATAATCCTGAGGGGAATTGGGATGAATGGGAGAAGGTATCGTCTTTTATTGCTTCTGAGACCGACGACGAACACTTTACATTGATACAGGAGTTAGATAATTCTTTAACCTTACGATTTGGCAACGGAACGCAGGGTAAGGCCCCTCCTCTTAATTCCAAGATAAGGATAACCTATGTTAAGACTGTAGGAGAGAAAGGTAATATATTCCTACCCGATAAGATAACAACGATAGAATCTACTATATTCGATGCTAATACAGATGTGGTTACTAATATATCTGTAACCAATCCAGAAGACGATTCGGATAGTGATGATACTACTATTTTTGGGTTTGAAGGCGGCGATTCCGAAGAGAGTATAGAAGAAATTAAATCAGAAGCTCCTAGAGTCTTTGCTACAGGAGATAGAGCAGTAACAAGAAATGATTTTATAGCTATCTTAGAAAATATGAGCGATGTAGCTAATGCTAATGTTTGGGGAGAAAATGAAGAGTCTCCTCCTAACTATGATTTGTTCAATACTGTTAGATTATGTATCTTAAGGAAGAGTTGGGAAGGCTTGACTACAACAAGGGAGGGAGAAATAGCTACTGCTCTATATAATCAATCTGTTATCACAGTCAAATATGAGTTTATAGACCCTGTAATTTTGGATATCGTTCCAGTATTAGAGGTAGTGGTTAACCAAGGAGAATCCCTAACAGAAACCCAAGCTAATATCATTGCAGCTTTATTGGCTAGATTTCAGTTAGGAACTACCACAAAATTAGGAACACCTAAGTATCATTCTAATTTGGTAGATGTTGTGGATAGTTTGTCTGCAGTAAAATATCATCACATGACACTAGAAATAAGACAGGAAATAGATGGTTCCGGTACCAGTTACAGCGATACATTAGAGGCAACAGAGGTATTAGAAGAGTCTGTCAAGGTTTATGTAGGAGATACTCAGGTTGGTATAGATGACGGCTCCGAAGCATTTACTGTGTTGGAAGCTGCATATAATTTTACAGGAACAATTAATTATACCACTGGAGTTATAACTTTGAGCTTTGATTCTACACCATCGGATACCGTTTATGTTCGTTATCAACAGGACGAAGATGGAGATATAATAGTATCTAATCGGCAGGTTTGTCGGATGTATAATAGTACGGTAGATATGACTTCTATTGCATTAGATAGTTAAGAAAATGGAGATTATAATGGGCAAACATAAATTTTTTGAAGGCATTTGGAATATCAAGCAAATACGTAAAGGGAAGGTGCTTTGGGAGATAACAAAGCGAAATGCTCTTGTGAACGAAGGGGAGATGATAGTACTGGATGCCTTTTTTAGAGGGAGCAATGTTCCTACTTCTTTCTATATAGGATTTTGCTATGGGGAGATAAACGAAGACTCACAATTGGTTCATATTCCAAACGAACCAGATAGTGGTGTTAATGGATATGCTAGAGCAGAGTTACCCAGGAGTGAAGTCAGTTTTCCTACCTTGGAATTGAACGAGGGGGACTATCAAATAACATCGAAGGAAATGACTATAACAGCTTCGGGAGGTTTGATAGGACCTTTGAATAAGGCTTTTATGGCTACATCAGCGACAGATGTAGGTTATTTATTGAGTTTTCTTTCTCTACCCACCACGATTACTATACAAGATGGGGAAGATTTGACGTTTTCTATAAAGATTAAGGCTATGTGATATGCGTATAGAGTTCGATATAATATTGAGTAAGAAATACGACCTAGACTTGCTCCAATATATTCCTGAGAAGTTTAGAGATTCTCCTATTCTTGTTCAGCTTGTAGAGGAACTCAGCCTGCTTGTAGGTGGTTGGTTACAGGACATAGAAGACCTTAATCTTATTGTAGATCCTTACAAGGTTAGGGAGGAGTATCTTAAACATCTAGCAACCTTGGTCGATGTCAAATTGTTGGATACAGATGCAAGAACTGAGGTAGAATCCCGCCGAGAAATAACCAATGCTGTTGATTGGTATAAAATGAAGGGAACCTACCAAGCAATGAATATTGTGGCTGGTATTATAGGAAAGACAATAGATATTTATGACCTTTATACAGATGACTACGAAACTTTTGTTCCAAAAGAATGGTTTGTTGGAGGTGAGGATGAGAATCCCCCTGGTCTAGATTCTACATATTATAAGAGTCCTCATTTTGGTTTCAATGTATCGTTAGATGTTGTGTATGAAGGCGAAGATTCTACCGATTATCCTTATCTTTGGTCCGATTCTCAAAATGAAGATATATTTGATTATATAGAAAGGATAAGGCCTGCTCATACAGTTCCGACGAGAATTATTCAGTTGAGTTTGATAATAAATGGTACTACATTATTGTCTACTTCGTTGCTAGATTCTGGACAAGAGGGAGGTGGAATTACTCAAAATGTCGAATCGGGTTGGGTTACTTGGAGATTGCGTGATCCTACTACGACTATCATATACTTTGATTCTCGTGCAGATGAGGGAGGGGCTGATATTTACTTTGATGATCCAGCAGAGACATGGTATTTTGATCAAGGTGTGGGAACAGAGCAATTTGATATAGATACATGGAAGTTAGGAACAGGTAATAAATGCTATACATTGGCCGAGAGATTAGAAATAGCAGAAGCATCTTTGAATACTGTAGGGTGGGACTTAGAAAATATAGTTGAGACTGGAACTGATATAACTGTGGATACGACAAGCTATGCTTCTGGAGTTCTATACACTATTAGGATACCGGCTGCTACCGTATTATCAGGAGTGACAGAATTAGCTTTGTATGAAGGGTCGGCTATAACCTATGTAGCCCTATTCCCAGAGATTTATAAGGATACTGGATTGGAATTGTGGATATATGTATATGTTAGCACAGATTAATTTATTATATATAAGGAGAGTTTATTATGGCAAGCAATGTAGGTTCTCAAACCGTAACCATAAAATATTATGATAGGGTAGATTCTACTGTCGTAAATAAGCGGTTCAAGGATATTCGTTTAACAGGAATATACAAAGGAGGTTGGCTATCGCGGTCCGGTTCTAATATAACCGTGTCTCCTCTCGTATGTGAAATAAAACATTCGACAGATGGAAGTCACCAAGTTCGTGTAGAAACTGCGGTTGCTTACACCATTTCTTCTGTAACATTGAATCATTATATTGTAGCAAGGTGGACATATACAGGTAGTGCAACTGCAGATTATATGGAGTTGAAGAGTGTAGCTACTCCGCTTGATAATGATTTGATATTGGGGAGATATACTGCTGGTGGTATAGATTACAATACGAGAAGTACACCTAATACGATGGACCTGTACTTAAAAGTGGTAGAAGATAATAGAGGAACCAGTACGAAGGTATTTATTAGAAGAGGTGTAGTGCAATCTCCCTCTACTATTTATACCATATACGACCAACAGATAGAATTGAGTGCTTATTCTGGTAGTACTGTTTATATTTATATAGATACCTATACCGGGGTTGTAGGAATAACAACCAGTACGGCCTTTGATGGGAAGTTAGTGATAGCATCCGTAGCAGCAAGTGCAGATATATCGACAGACGATATAACAGACCTTCGTCCGTTTATCAATATGGACCATCATCAAACACAATTTGCTTCCGGTTCGGCAGCAGGGGGTGAAGTAGATAAAACTGTTGTTCTTCCTTTCACTCCTATATATGTTCATGTATGGAATAATACCCAAACTCATGGCGATCAATTTTGGTATTATAATCAAGTAGATAAAATAGCGGAGCATGATCCTCCACAGCCTTTCAATAAATCAGGTGTTAGTGGTAATACAATAACCGGTGATCGTTCTTTTACTGTGAATACTGCAACCAAAACAATAACATTTCCTGGTAATCAAGATCGTGGTAATGAAACGAATGCTACTTTCTATTACATTGCCTACGGCGGTGGATATAATATAGATCCCTCGTAATAAATCATGACAGATATAGAATTGATAATGGAAGAAGAGATAGAGTACACTATTACTCCTGTAACTACCACGACAACCACGACTACGACTACGACTACTACGACAACGACGACTACAACGACAACCACGACTACGACTACCACGACTACAACCACTACCACAACCACTACCACAACTACGACAACGACGACTACGACTACCACGACAACAACCACTACGACTACAACCACTACAACCACTACAACCACTACAACGACTACGACAACAACGACCACAACAACGACCACAACTACGACAACAACGACCACAACTACGACCACAACTACGACTACGACTACGACTACGACTACGACTACGACTACGACTCAGTATGGGACTTTGTCTTTTAGTTCTTCGCCCCAAACTGAGGAAGATTGTATAAGTAATTGTACGGGTGATAAATGCCTGTCGCCTGAAGAATTTGTTTGGATATGGTATGAACCGGATACACCTAATTATTATACTTGGGAAGATCAAGGTACTTATGGAATTTGTACGTGCTACTATAGGATGAAATCACCTTTAGAAGTTTGTACACCTTAAATTATGAATATTATAGAATTAAAGGAATGTCAAAAGCCAACAGACGAAGAGGATATTTTTGCTTGTTTGGAAATATTCAAAGAAGCAAATAAAACCTATCCTTTGCCAGAAAGTTCGTGTTTGGTAAAAAGTAGTACTTGTGAAAGTTGTACAGAGAAAAAAATTAAGGTATATTCAAATCTTCTTATTGATAAACATAAAGTAGAGTTAGGATTATTATCCCCAAAGAACAGTAGAGCACACAAGATTTTGAAGCATACCGTAAGACGAGATTATGACAATTCGATGTTTTCGGAATTACAGAAATTGGAAAAGGTAAATATAGATTTACCAAAGGCACAATCGTTGACAATTGGTTGTATTATTCATTCATTTAACAATAGAAAGAACATAGACCAACTCTATAATGGTTTACAAGATATAGATTTTGATGAGATCATTATTTGTGAGGATGGATCTTCGGACGGATCTAAGGAAAAATGGGAAGAATACTCCCAAAAAGACAAGAGAATTAAAATCAGGTATAGTCGTAATATCCACGAACTGAGGTGTTTTGATTTTGCTATAAGAGAAGCCTCTTCTGATGTGTGTTGCTTATTCCAAGGGGATGATATTATTCCAGACGATAAAGGAATATGGTTCGAACAAGGAAAAGAATTGCTAGAAGTACTACCTATTCTTGTGGTTTTGGGTGGGATGGCTTCTATAAATATTCATAAGGTTGTTTGTCCAGAGAGGTTTATAAGGGAAGACCGTTTTGCTAGAGGTTCTTTAGAGGTAAGTAGCTTGACGGTTAATAAAATACCTTTTACTTATATCATGGCAGCAATTGTAGGGCCTTATTTTGTAAGAAGATCTTCTTACATAGAATTGGGTGGCTTTGAGATTATACATAAAGTCGGCAAGCCCAGTATATTTCATGATTTGCTATTTGGTGTAAAGGTATGGGATAATGGTTATAAAGTTGGGATGTACAAAACCATTTTTAACAAGCCTTGTGGATCTTGTAAACGGTTAAAAGAAGATGAGGCCTATAAGTCTATTTATTATCAAGAATTGTGCATAGATACGAATTATTTTTACTTGAACTATACAAACGAAAAATTAGACGAAATAAAAAAGGATATAGTGAATTCTAATTTGCTATTAAGGTCTGCATGAGAGTAGTTATGATTAAAGGAGATTGTTATGAGTAGTAAAGAAGAAGTGGTATCGGTTCTAATAGCTTCAAGAGAAGAGGCTTATTTGCAAAGAACGATTAATTGTTTGAGGGAATCTGCAGAAGGACCTTTAGAAATTCTTGTAGGTTTGGACGGTCCTCAGAAAGAGCCTGGGGTAGAGCCAACCAAGGAACCTTATATAGAAGTTCAATTCCACGATATCGTAGGTCGGAGACATATATTCAATTTTTTGGCTCAGAAATCTACGGGTAGTTTTCTATTTATTATAGATGGGCATTGCACCATGTCGCAAGGTTGGGATACCAAATTAAAAGAACAATGTAAAGACAAGACTATTGTGGTGTCTTGTATAGATATGATTGATGAATTGACATGGAAACCTTGTAATGCTGCCCATAAGCAAGTTTATTTGAATAGAGATCTTGTTGAAAAATGGTTGAATTCCAATCAATTACCAGAAGAAGTAAAAAATCAAACAGTGCAAGAGATGATGGGATTTACCGGTTGTGCTTGGATGATAACAAGAAATACTTATTTCTATTATCGAGGATATAATATCAATTTGTATTTCTACGGAGGGGATGGACCAGAATGGGCTTTGAAGATGTGGTTATCGGGAGGAAAGGTTTTACTTCACACCGATGTTGTCTGTGCTCATCTTTTTAAGGGTCAAAATTCTAAGGATATACAACCTGAATATTCTTTGGATCCTAAGGAGATAGATGAAACGTATGAACAAATTCGTCAGATAACCTATAAGAAACAGTGGCCCAGGCAAACAAAAGATGTATCTGAATTATTTGAATATTTTGAGAAGTATTATGGAAAAGATTTTTCAAGTGAGAAGTAGTTGAGTACGAATGGTAAGAAAATAGATGTGGGTTGTGGAGAACGTCCTCATGTAGGATACAATACCTATACGGATATATATCAACCAAATACTTCGATAGAAGGCAATTTTGTTTTGTGTTCTATGGAAAATATGCCCTTTGCTGACAAGGAGTTTGCTTATTCTAGATGTCATCATGTAATAGAACATGTTTCTAATCCAGATTGTGCGTGTAAAGAATTAATAAGGGTGAGCAAAAAAGGAACATTATGGTTTCCTACACCGCAGGCAGAATTATTATTTGGAAGGGGGGATCATCGTTGGTTTATATTCGTAGAGAATAATAAATTGCTGTTCGTTGCTCGACGTTTTCGGCCCTACAGTATAAAAATATCTTGTGAGAAATCTGTAGAATTTCCTTGGGAAGGTGGCTTTGAATGGGAGGTGGTATATTGACTCCTGAAGTTTCGGTTATTATTCCTGTAAGGAACGAACATCCTCAATTGTGGTTTACCATAGACAGTATTCAAGAGGAGCTTTTAGAAATTCCACATGAGATTATTGTGGTATTTAATGAAAATACAGATAGGGGTGTAGAATTTGGTAGAACCAAACAAAAATTCATACGTCTATTTGAATTAGAAAAAGGAAGTATTGCCCAAAGTAGAAGATTTGGAGCCGAACAAGCAAAAGGAAGGTATCTATTCTTTTTAGATGCTCATGTACTTGTGGAGTCTGGTTCTTTTAGGGCAGCTATCGAGTTATTGAATAGTAATGAGAGTGCGGGTATATGTTGGTTTGCTGTTAGATATCTATTGGAAAGAAAATATGCGTATGGTTATACCTTACATCCAAGAAAGTTTTGGGGTAATTGGACACATGAATATAAGGATAGTAAGCCTTGGCCTTGTCTTATGAGTGGGTTGGCAGGGGCTGCCGTATCTCGAAACATACTTTTGGAAGTAGGTAATTTTCACCCCTCATTGGGCATCTATGGAGGAAGTGAACCCTATGTAGGTTTCAAAATGGAGATGTTTGGTTACCGTAACTATGTGCATCCAAATGCGAAGATAGCTCATTTTGTGGATAAACGAGATTACTATTGGAATAATGACGACCTTTGGCATAATTTCCTATTAGGTGCATATATTTTAGGAGATGATACATACTTTGATTTTTTGGTTAACCAATATAGAAAAAGATGTAATGGAGTACAATCATATCTCGATGGTTTAGAGAGGATTTGTTCTCAAGTAAAGGAGGAAGGGAAGGAAGATAAGGCGTTTGTAGAAAAGAATGCAAAGTTGACTCTACAAGAAGTCTATTCTAACCACGGTGTGGATTTGTTGGAGTTATATAGAAATGAAAAATAGAGTGTTCATAGTAGCTGGAGGCCCTTCTCTGAAAGGATTTGACTTCTCCTTATTGAAGGACGAAGATACAATCACAGTGAATCGGTCTATATTCTATACACCTAATCCTAATTATTTTATTACTAGTGATTACACCTTTTTGAAGAAGATAGATATGGTTGCATTTCGAAGCATAAAGACGACGAAGTGTTTCGTTATAAATAGAAGTTACGATTACTTACAAGAGGTCAATGGTCGGATTATGGATGTAAGACTACCTCTTGTATATAAATTAGGCGACTTCGATTTATTGATTAAGAGTTGGAAACGAAGTGGCATAGGATTGACCTTTAATGAATTTAGAAACGGTGAGAATAGTGCTTATTGTGCTTTTCAATTAGCTGTTGTTTTAGGGTATGAGAAGATATATTTGTTGGGACTAGACTTGGTTTGCCAAGGAGAACAAACGCACTTTCATGAAGGGTACGGAAAGAGTGCAAATTATTTTAATAATAAACTTGACGAATACTACGAAGAATATATAATAGGGTTGAGAGAGTTGAAAGAATTCAAATCTCAAGTAGAGGTCCAATCATGTTCTAGTATAAGTCGTCTTAATCAACATATAAAATTTGTGGATATAAAGGAGTTGTTGTGAATAGCTTTCAGTTAGTCATAGCAACGAGAAACAGAATAGCGAAGTTAGAAAGAACTCTAAGTTCTGTTCCAGAATTAGATTACCAAACCATTGTTCTTGTTTGCGATGGGGATGAAAAGACTTTTGAGCATTTTAAGAATTACAGGAGAGATATTACAATACGATTAGTTCCTATACATATGGGGTCGGTGTTTTGTAGAAATGTTATAATAAAGGACTCTATCGACGGTGTACTCTATGCTACAGACGATATAACATTCAGTGAGAGTTCTATTCAAAAAGCATTTGAATTGTTCAATAACACATTTCCTGACGATGATGGTGTAGTTGGATTCAAGCAAAATAGGAGTAGTAAGGATTGTCCTACAGGAGTAGCTTTGGTAGGAAAGGAATTTATCAAGAGATATCCAAAGAGAAATATGTTCTATCCTAAATATTATCATTTTTGTGCTCAAGAAGTATCTCGATTATGCGAGAAATTAGAAAAGAATGTATTTGTTACTTCTAATGATTTACTTATAACTCATTATCATCCAGCATATATAAAGGAAGAAATGGACCAGACTCATAGGGATGCTAGGGTGCATCGTGCAGAAGATAGAGCTTTATCGTCAGCAAGGAGAAAGAGTGGAGAGATTTGGGGAGATAGTAATATTTAATAAGGAGAGTATTTATGAGAAAGGTTTTAATAACAGGCATAACAGGATTTGTAGGTAGTCATTTGGCCGACTATCTATTAGATTTAGAAGAAGAGATAGATATCTATGGTTTGTCGCGATGGCGTTCGCCTAGGGATAACATAAAACATATAGAGGATAAGATTCATTTGGTCTATGGAGACCTTTTAGATAGCCATTCTATATATAAATGCTTGAGTTTATTGCATCCAGATATCATATTTCATTTGGCTGCTCAGTCTTACGTTCCATACAGTTTTCAAGTTCCCGCTTCTACCTTAGATGTAAATGGGTTGGGTACACTTAATCTGCTAGAATGTGTTAATCAGCTAAGGTCTTCGGAGAATTACGACCCGATTGTTCATATTTGTTCTTCTTCAGAGGTGTACGGTCAGGTAGATCCAAAAAATGTTCCTATCAAAGAAGACTGTCCTTTTAATCCCGTGTCTCCTTATGCTGTTTCTAAAGTAACAGAAGATATGCTAGGACTACAATATTGGATTTCGTATGGAATCAAGACAATAAGAACAAGGATGTTCACACATACTGGTCCGAGAAGGGGAGAAGTATTTGTTGTATCTAATTTTGCTAAGCAGATAGTAGATATAGAACGGGGATACAGAAAATCTATAGTAAGTGTAGGTAATTTGACCAGCATCAGAACTTTTGCCGATGTTAGAGATACGGTTAAGGCTTATTGGTTGCTCGTAAATAAGTGCCCTCCGGGAGAAGTCTATAACATAGGTGGTTCTACAACTATGACCGTAGGCGAGATGCTACAAAGACTAATATCTTTTTCTGTGAAGAAAGATATACGAATACAAATGGTTAAGTCTAGGATGCGTCCTTCAGATGCGACCCTTCAAATACCTTGTATAGATAAATTCAAAGAAGCAACGGGATGGGAACCTATGATAGATTTTGATACCACCCTACAAGATACTCTATCCTATTGGAGAGAGAAGCTATGAGGTTTATGCAGGAAGAAGAAATTGCGTTGAATATGGCATTATACAAGAAGATGTATCTTGCTAGGCAAGCAGAGATAGCAATACAGGAGCATTACTCTGAGGATGATATGAAAACTCCTATGCACATGTCTATGGGAAGCGAGCATATATCTGCAGGAGTCTGTCAAGCACTAGGAGAAGACGATGTGGTATTTGGAACATATCGTTCTCACGCATTATATCTATCTAAGACGGAGGAGACAGATAAGTTTTTCTGTGAGATGTATGGTAAAGCTAATGGGATAGCAAAAGGAAAGGCTGGTTCTATGCACTTGTGCAATCCAGAATATGGCTTTATGGGAGCTTCTGCAATAGTTGGTAGTATTATTCCTGTTGCTGTGGGACATGCATTTGGACAGAAGTTCTTAGGAGAAGATGATATAACCGTTGTATTTTTTGGGGACGGGGCAACAGAAGAAGGTGTGTTTTGGGAGAGTATTAATCTAGCCTGTGTTCAAAAACTTCCTATTTTGTTTGTTTGTGAAGATAATGGGTTGGCTATGCACACGTCGAGTAGCGATAGGCGTGGTTATGAAAATATAAAAAAGATAGTAGAGAAGTTTAATTGTATAACTACGAGTATCGAAAGTACAGATGCTACTCGTGTTCATACTGCTGCTTCTTTCCTAAATAAGAGAATTAAAAAAGAGCACAAACCTGGTTTTCTTTATACGAGATATTATAGATATTTAGAGCATGTAGGAGTAAATAAAGATTTTGATAGAGGTTACCGTTCAGAAGCAGACTACAAAAAAGCTCTTGAGGATGATCCATTAGTTATTACAAGGAGAACACTAAGGAATTTGGACGTTGAGGAGATTCGAATTCAACTAATGGAAAATCTAATCAAGACAAAGATAGCTGCTAGCATACAATTGGCTAAAGAATCTTCGTTTGCAGATACTTCAGAATTATACGAGGATGTATTTCATGGATAGAAAGATAACATATTGTGAAGCGTTGAATGAAGCCACAGTACAAGCTATGGAAAACAACCATAGTATATTTAATTATGGAATAGGGGTGTCTGATCATACGAGGATATTTGGCAGTATGCAACGGGTTCCAGAGAGGTTTGGAAAGGATACTTGCATAGATACTCCTTTGTCGGAAGATGCTCTAGCAGGATTTGGTTTGGGAGCAGCAATAAAAGGACTTCGTCCTATCTATATTCACAGTAGAGTAGATTTTCTTTTGTTGACAATGAATCAAATAGCTAATATGATATCTACTTATCATTACAATACAGGAGGTCAATTGAATGTTCCTATTGTAATTAGAGCCATAGTAGGAAGAGGTTGGGGACAAGGGTGTCAACATAGTAAATCGTGTCATTCTGTTTTTGCTCATTTTCCGGGATTAAAGGTGATTATGCCGACCACACCCTGCGACGCAAAAGGATTATTGTTGTCGGCAATAGAAGATGATAATCCTGTTATTTGCTTTGAGCATAGATGGTTATATTGGCAAAAGGGTGTTGTGCAGCCTAATTATTATTTGACTCCTATTGGAAAGGCGAATGTATTAAGAGAAGGAAAAGATATAACGATAATTGCTACGTCTTGGATGAATGTAGAAGCATTGAAGGCAGCAGAGATATTGGCAAGAGAAGGTATAGACGTCGAGATTGTAGACCCAAGAACGGTATGTCCTTTGGATACAGAAACAATAGTCGAATCTGTGAAAAAAACTAAAAGATGTCTTGTGGCAGATAACGATTGGACATTTTGTGGATTTGGTGCAGAGCTGTCGGCAACCGTTAGCGAACATTGTTTTCATCATTTAGATATTGCTGTTAGGAGAATAGGATTTGCTGCTACACCGTGTCCTACTGCTAGGCATTTGGAGAATGAGTTTTACCCTAATGCTGTCAATATAATACGAGAGATAGAGGATATGTTGGAGATACCTACTATAGATTTGTCTAAGGAGGAGTTTTATAGTTATGAAAATAAGTTTAAGGGACCTTTTTAATGAGAGTAGTTGAAAAAGTTTGGGGAAGTGAACATATCTACGTGAATAATGATAAGTATTGTGGTAAGGTGCTTAATTTATATCGTAGTGCTCATTGTAGTATGCATTATCATAAGAAAAAGTTAGAGACTTTTTTGGTGATAGAAGGTAGGGTCTTATTAGAACTAGAAGGAGTCTTTGCAGAGATACTTCCTTTTCAATCTATAGATATACCCGTGGGAGCAAAACATAGGTTTACTGGTTTAGAAAAAAGTAAGATAGTAGAATTTTCAACACACCATGAGGATGAGGATAGTTATAGGACAAATGCCAGTGGTTTTTGTGAATCTCAACAATTTCAGGAACTATTAGAAAAGTATGGTAGATAATCATAAATTACAACAGAAAGCTAATTGGGTAAGAAGACAAGCAGTCGATCTTGTTATGAAAACCAAGAAGGGTCATATAGGCGGTGCTTTCTCATGCACAGATATATTAGTAGGTTTGTATTATGGAGGGTTGTTTAGATTAAATTCTAAAGAACCTTCTTGGTCTTATCCACATAGAGATAGATTCATTTTGAGTAAAGGCCATGCGTGCATAGCTTTATATCCTATATTAAAAGATTTAGGGTTTATTTCTATTGAGGAGTTGAACTCTTTTTGTTCCGATGGTAGTAGATTATTTAATCATCCAGATAATGCTATACGAGGAATAGAAGTTAGCACTGGTTCTTTAGGTAATGGTTTTGGAGTAGGTGTTGGCATAGCATTGGCCGGTAAGATGGATAGGAGGTCTTATAAGACTATTGTTCTTTTAGGAGATGGAGAGTGCTATGAAGGAGTGGTTTGGGAAGCTGCCCAATTTGCAGGTCATTGTAAATTAAATAATTTAATAGCAATAGTAGATAGAAATAAACAATGCGTGACTGATTTTACCTACGATTGTAATTGTTTAGAACCGTTTGAGGACAAATGGAAAGCCTTTAATTGGGAGACTATGGTTATAGATGGTCATTCTTTTGATGATATCTTGTCTATAAAAAATGTTTCAAACAAGCCTTTAGTTGTTATAGCCAATACAATTAAAGGTAAGGGTGTATCTTTTATGGAAAAGCAATTGAATTGGCATCATGGTATTCCTACTGAGCAGGAGTTATCTATAATAGAGAAGGAGTTGCCGTGGATTTAAGAGATACTTTTTTTGATGAATTATATGAGATAGCCAATAAAGACTCGAATGTTCTTTTTCTAACTGCAGATATGGATGCTTTTAGTCTGAGGAAATTCAAGAAAGATCTTCCACAGCAGTACATAAATGTAGGGGTATCAGAACAGAATCTTATAAATGTCGCAGCAGGGTTAGCATTAGAAGGAAAGTACGTATTTGTTTATGCAATAGCTCCTTTCATCGTACAGAGATGTTATGAACAAATAAAAGTAAGTCTATCCTATATGAATCTTCCTGTTACAATTATAGGTATGGGTCCTGGTGTAATGTATGGGGCAGATGGTCCTACACATCATTGTATTCAAGATATTGCTAATATGAGAGTTTTACCTAATATAAGAATCTATAGCGTGTCGGACGAAACAATTGCTAGGAATGTGGTAAAAGGGTGTCTTTTTCAAGGTACTTTAGACGGGGTAAATTATGTTAGATTAGATAAGGGGGAGTATTCTAATCTATATCAAGATACTCAGAATTTTGCTAAAGGGTATATGGTTCATGGAGAAGGCTCCACATTGATAATAACAACAGGAACATTGGTGCATAGGGCTTTAGAAGTACAAAAGGAAATATCCGATGTGCGGATTATAGACTTGTTTTTGATCAAACCGTATAGTATTCTTATATTAGACGAGATTAAGAAAGCAAAACAGATAATAACATTAGAAGAACATTCTATAATAGGAGGCATAGGTTCTTTAGTTAGTGAAATCATAGCAGACAATAATTTGAATATTCCTTTGAAAAGATTAGCGTTAAAAGAGGATTATTCGACAATGATAGGTAGTAGAGAATGGATACATAAACAAAATCATTTAGATAAAGAAAGTATTATTAGTGCAATAGAGAGAGGTAATAATAATGTCTCATAATTTAGATGTCGATTCTTTTGCGGAGCTACTTGGAATAGATGCAAGTGAGTTCTCTCCTCGAACCTTGGATGAGATTAATTCACACGATTTTAGATATAGTGGTCTTACACATGATGACTACACCAATCTCATTCTTGGTATCATCAAAAAAATAGATTCAGGAGGATTGACAATTTCTGGTCCTGAAGAGAAAGCAAAGTGGATAAAAGGTTGGGATGAAAATCTACAAGAGTTCATAGATAGTGGGTTCGCAATAGATACTCTTGTTCCTAAATATGTTCGTTCAGGACAACCAATAAGAATATTTGGTGATTATGCTAATCCTGAGAATCAGAATTTTGAGTTAGATTTTACAACCGTTCTTAAGAATTGGCTATTTGAGACCTATCTAAAAGACGTTGATCATGTTTACGAGTTTGGATGTGGCACAGGATACGACCTTGTACGTATGGCTAAGATGTATCCTAATAAAGAACTCCACGGGTTCGATTGGGTAGAGTCTACAAAACGAATACTTAACCTATTACACGAAAAATTAGATTATAATATAACTGGCCATGTCTTTGATATGTTTAATCCTGATTATGCTGTAGAAATAAAAGAGAATAGTGCTTTTTATACTGTAGGCTCTTTGGAACAGCTAGGAAAGGATTTTGAGCCTTTTATTCAGTTTATTCTAGAAAAGAAGCCGGCTATTGTTATAAATTTGGATACATATTCAGAATTGTATTCGGAAGATAATTTATCTGATTATTTAGCATTAAAATACGATAGAGTAAGGAATTATCTTTTTGGTTATATATCTCGATTGTCCTATCTACATGCAATGAAAAAGATAGAGATGATCAAGACACAATATGTTCCGTGTGGTAGTTTATATCATACTGGATATTCTTTTACTATATGGAGAGTTTTGTAGTATGATCGCACCTATAATAAGTATAATAGCACCTTCCATAAGACCCCAGCTTTGGCAAGAGTTCTATGCTATGTGTTGCAATGGAAATAAAACCCCATTTGAAATTGTGTTCGTTGGGAATGCTAGACCTAATTTCGCTTTACCGGAGAATTTTTGTCATATCTATAGTGAAGAAATACCTCCACGGTGTTTTGAAATTGCTTGTAGGAATGCTAAAGGAGAGTATGTGCTAATTTTTACAGACGACTTAATTGTTCCCCCTGGAACTATAGATACGATGTATGGGTATATGCTAAGGATGTGGAACGAGAGAGTAATTATAGGAGCAAGATTTTCTGATAATCCTAATCCAGGTACTCCCGATTACGATATGTTTTTTGATTTGAATAGCTCTAAATCTGCGGTAGTAGCTTGTGCCGTTCTTATCAAGAAGAAGGTTTGGCAAGAAGTAGGTGGAGTTGACCGAAGATTTAATCGTTTATGGAGTGATACAGATATACAAATGCGTATTTTATCTTCTGGGGGATTTTCTTTTGTTGTTCCTTCCGATGATCATATTGTTAGAGAAAGGACTCATGAGTATCCTCGTTTAATTCAAGATCCGTCGAAAGGGAAAATGGAGGATAGGTCTTTTATAGATTCCTTGTGGATTAATCCTGATGGAAGCCCTAGAAGAGAAAGATTAGATCCTGTTCAACCGTATTTAGACAGTGAAATACCTATAGTTAGATAGAAAGATATTATGGAAAAACCAATTATTAGTTTGTTTGCATCGGCGGTTAAAACGTACTTTTGGTTAGATATGTACGAGCAATTATCGTTGAACAATAAGGTTCCATTTGAAATTGTGTTTGCTGGTAATGTTAGACCAGAATTTGATTTACCGGAAAATTTTTATTATATTTATAGTGAAGCAAATCCTATACAATGCTATGAGACAGCTCGTAGAAATAGTAAAGGTAAATATATAATGTTTACCGGCGACGATGTCATGTACAGCCCTGAATTCTTAAATGAGATGTATTGGTATATTCAAAGATTACCTAGAAACAAGACTGCTATGGTTACAAGTCAATTTATTCCTTTACCTGGTATGTCTCCTGTAAAAGGTTGTTGGAACGGAAATGGATTGGTAGGATTAACTCCTATCATGCCTCGTTGTTTATGGAGCAGATTAGGAGGATTAGATAAAAGATTTACTAATGTAGGTTCTGATTTAGATCTGATACTGCGTGCTTATGAAGCAGGAGTGTACCCCTTTCTTGTTCCTAGTGCTATTGTTGAAGAAAGGGTAGAAGTAAATCTTCCTTCTTCTCGACTATCTACAACGAAAGAGGCTTTGGATGATTATGCATTTCTTGAAGAATGTTGGATGAAAAGTGATGGTACTGTCGGTGAAGAAAGATTAGTAGAGTTTCAACCTTTTACCGAGGATGATATATCTATAGTTAGATAGAAAGAAAATTATGGAAAAACCTATTATATCTATAATAGCTACAGCAGCTAGACCCCAACTTTGGGAGCAGTTTTATAAGGAGGTTACCGATGGAAATATTACTCCTTTTGAGATTGTTTTTGTAGGGCCCAATAGGCCCAATTTTGCTTTACCTGAGAACTTTCGATATATTTATAGCGAAGCAAAACCAGTTCAATGTTTGGAAATGGCTTGTAGAAATGCCAAAGGGGAATTCGTATTGGTTGCTGCAGATGATGAACAATTCCCTACTGGAGTAATAGATGTATTGTATGGGTATATGCTAAGGATGTGGAATGAGAAAGCTGTGATCATGTCAAGATTTTCAGATAATATAGATCATGGTCCTATGGATAACCTTTTGGTTTTGGAACCTTATCCTGAATTTCCTATAGTAGCACCAGTTATTCTTATTAGGAAAAGTGTTTGGCAGGAATTAGGTGGATTAGATAGAGGGTTTAATCTTATATTTTCTACAGATGATTTACAATTACGCATATTTGAAGCAGGAGGACATCCGTTTATTTTGCCTCCTGAAGAATTCACCGTAAAAGAGAAGCCACATGTCTATCCTCGATTAGTTACCAAGTATATGTTGGATAGGATTCTTCTCGATTCTCTATGGAAAGAAGAAGGTATCTTTAGTAAAAAAAGATTAGATTTTGTTCAATCTTTTTCCGAAGACGAAATTTTTATTGATTCATAAGGAATATATTATGAGTAATCCTATTGTTAGTGTTATTTCTTCAGCTGTTAGGCCTCATTATTGGATGGAGATGCACAATCAAATTAATTATGATGCTGCCAACGTATCGTTTGAGTTTGTCTTTGTAGGGAATGTTAGACCAAATTTTGCTTTACCAGAGAACTTTCGTCATATCTATAGTGAAGCAAAACCTCAACAGTGCTTTGAGACTGCTTGTAGAAATGCTAAAGGTGAATATGTAATGACAGTTATGGATGACCTTATGTTCTCCGTAGGGTTTTTAGGATTGATGCATCAATATGTACAAAGAATGACGGATAACAAAGCTATAGTTATGTCTAGATTTAGCGATGTCTTGTACGGACCTCCAAAGGATTATTTAATGTACTTTGATCCTAGTAATAAATGTTCTTCTGTGATAGGTGTATGTACTATTATCAAAAAATCTGTATGGCAAGAGTTAGGTGGATACGACAAACGGTTTAATCAACTATATGGTGATAATGATTTACACTTGCGAATATATGAAGCAGGAGGATATCCATTTGTTGTTCCCGGTGCAATTGCTAGGGAGAGACCGTGCGAAGACCCTGCAAAACGATTGATATGTATTAACCATCCGGACCATGTTTTATTAAATTCCTTATGGAGAAATCCAGATAAGTCTCTTAGGAGAACAAGAGTAGACACAGTACAACCTTATTCTCCGGAGGAGATACCTATATTATAAATAGGAAAGTCGTATTATGTTTTATAGAGGTAAAAAAGTATTAGTTGCAGGAGGCACTGGAACAATAGGAATACCTTTGGTAAAAGAACTATTGAAACGGGAGGCTGTCGTAACAACAGTATCTTTGGACTCTAATGAATATGTTCATAAGGTATTAGGCTCGAATGTGTCTCACTTTCAATTAGACCTAACCGATATGGAAAATTGCTTATCAGTGGTTTCTGGTCAAGATTACGTCTTTAATTTGTTGGGTCGAAAGGGTTCTGTTGGCATAGGAGGAACAAAGGCAGCCAGTTATTTTTATCCGGCATTGGTGGGTCAAACCCATCTTATGGAAGCGGCTTTTCGCCATAGAATAGAACGATTTTTATATGTTAGCAGCGTCTGTGGATACCCTAATAAAAATACTCCACGGGAAGAAGATTGTTGGTGGGATGGAAAACCAACACAAAACGATGGTTTTATTGGGTTGGTAAAACGTATAGGCGAGATACAAGCAGAAACTTATATGAAAGAACATCAATGGGATGCTGTTAGAATAGTTAGACCAACAGTAGTGTACGGGCCCTATGATAATTTCAATTCTGATACGGGTCATGTAATACCTGCTTTGATATGTAGAATAATAGACGGAGAAAATCCATTGGTTGTTTGGGGAGATGGTTCCGCTATTCGTGATTTTATATATTCAAAAGAGTTGGTAAGGTGGATGCTAATAGCAATGGAGAAGGCTCCTCCTTGTTTTCCGATCAACCTAGGTTCAGGAATAGGATACACCATCAAAGATTTGGTAACCACTATTTTGAAGGTTGTAAAGAAATCTCCTATTGTAGACTGGGGTGTAAATAAACCGGTGGGGGATTTGGTTCGTATTCTATCTATGGACAGAGCTAAAAAGTATTTGGGATTTGAATTAGAAATAGAATTAGAGGAAGGGATTCGTAGAACAATAGATTGGTATTGCAATAGGAAAAAATTAAATGACAAATAAAAAACGACAAATAATGCCTTCTATGGCCGAACTTATAGACCGTACAACAGTAGATACCATAAAGATGATTAAGGAATTAAATCGAGAATTGGTATCGTCGGAAATACAAATGCTTTTACATGATTTGGATATTCTTATAGAGGAAAGAAATATAAAATTATCTGCTCGTTTATTATGTGCTATGGTTGTCTTATCTCAAATAAATTTTCATATTTGGGAGACCAAAGATAGGTTGGAAGAGGCTACTTCGGAGCAATATGCCGATAGACTTAGATATGCTCATCAGCTAAATGGTTTTAGAAATCGTATAAAGAATTTTCTTTTGGAGCTACTACAAGATATGGAACGGGGAGCACAATGGTCTAACGATAAAACCGATGGTTTAGAAGATTGGATAGGAGGCTTGCTAGGTTATGAAAACAAAGAAACTCGGTAATACAGAATTAGAAATATCTGCTATAGGAATGGGCAATGCACATCATCCTTACAATGATCCTTGCATATTAGAAAAACAGGCATTGATGATAGAGTTTGCCGATTGTTTAGGAATCAATTTTATAGATACTGCTGAACAATATGGAAATGGTTTGTCAGAAAAAATAATAGGTAAGGTATCTCCTATTGCAAAAAAGAATTTTTGTGTGTGCACCAAGGTCTCTCCCAATCATTTACAACCCGAAGAATTGAAGTCGGCTGTTGAGAATAGCTTGTTTAGATTAAAAGTAGATCATATAGATTTGTATTACATTCATTGGCCCAATCCTAATATTCCTATAGAACAAACAATGCAAGCTATGGATCAATTGGTAGATGAGGGTAAAATTAGATATATAGGACTTAGTAATTTTTCTCTAAAAGAAATAAAAGAAGCAAAGAAGGCCACTTCCAAAGGCATTTCTGCGATACAATTGGAATATAGTCTAATAGATCGAGGTGTGGAGGAAAAGGTTCTTCCATTTTGTCAAATAAACGATATAACATTCGTAGCTTATAGTCCTTTAGACCAAGGAGATTTAGTAAGAAAGAAAGAAAAAATATTACTTTTGAGAAGTATAGCTACGAAGTATCAAAAAACTCCGGCCCAAATAATTTTGAATTGGTTGATTACTCATCAAAATGTGGTAGCAATTCCTAAAACAGGCAATCCTCGACATTTGGTAGATAATGCAACATCTACTGATTTTGTTTTAGAGAATATAGATATTAAACTTATAGAAGATTCTTTTCCTTCAAAGGCAGTAGAAGTTCCTGTAGAACAGATACAGGTAATTTTGGAAGGTCGGTGTAACAGGCAAGCATATCAAACTTTAGAAGAAGCAAAGCAGAATCTTTTGAATTTTACACCCAGTCCCGAAGAGCTTGCCTTAGGGGTAAAAGAAGAAGGATTATTGAAACCTGTAAGTGTTGTTCTAAACACAGATGAGAATAGTAAGTATAAATATAATTTGATAGAAGGTAGAATACGATATTGGGCATGGGTAATTGCTTTTGAAGGGCAAAAATCTATTCCTGTAATAATAAGATAATAGGAGATTTTAATAATGGAAAAGTCTGGTGAGTTGTATCGCAGTGACGTAGAAGAATTTGTTCGAGATGATTGGGCAAATGCTTTGAAAAATTGTCCTGTTCCTTCTTATCACATGCTACAAAATTTAGGGTTGTTTTTGAATTCTAAGAATTTGTCTCGAATATTGTTCTTTAATCATATTTATCAGTTGATATTAGATGTTCCTGGAATAGTTGTAGAATTTGGAACAAGATGGGGAAATACATTGTCTTTATTTGCAGCTCTTAGAGGAATATACGAGCCATTTCATCGGCACCGAAAAATTGTAGGTTTTGATACGTTCACCGGTTTTCCTGAGATAGGAGAGAAAGATAATCCTAAATGTTCTATGATGCATAAAGGTGGATTAGCTTGTACTGAAAATTATGAACAATATCTCGAACAGATTATGAATTTTCAAGAAAACGATAATCCTATGTCTCATATTAAAAAGTTTGAGATATGTGCTGGCGATGCTACAATAGAAGTAGATAAGTATTTTGAGAAGTATCCAGAATCTATTGTAGCTTTGGCTTTTTTTGACTTTGATATATACGAACCAACGAAAAAGTGTCTAGAAGCCATTAAGAAAAGATTGGTAAAAGGTAGTGTGGTAGCATTTGATGAGATTAACGACCACGATTCTCCTGGAGAAACAGTGGCTCTAGACGAAGTCTTCGGTTTGAGTAATATACGATTAAAGCGTTTGCCTGTAACGGCAAGATTATCTTATTTTATAGTGGAGTAGTATTATGATAGATAACGAAATTCTGTATTATTTGAATAATAAAAATTGTCTTGTAACCGGTGGGACTGGTTTAATAGGACGACAAATAGTAAATATATTACTAAAAGCTGGAGCCGATGTTACAGTTGTTTCTCTAGATAATAATACTGGTAAGGATCGTCGAGCAAGATTTATACAAGGAGACTTATGTGACTTTAGTTTTTGTAAAGAACAAACTAAAGGAATGGATTATGTATTTCATGTTGCAGGGATTAAAGGTTCAGTTAAGGTTACTAAAGAAAAGCCTGCTAGTTTCTTTGTTCCATTGTTAATGATGAATACCAATATACTTGAAGCTTGTAGAATCAATAATGTAAAAGACGTGGTCTATACCAGTTCTGTTGGTGCTTATTCCAGTGCCGAAATATTCAAAGAGACTGAGAACTTAGAAGGTCCTCCTATGGATATGTTTCCTGGTTGGGCGAAGCGAATGGCCGAAAAACAGATAGAGGCATATAGAATTCAGTATGGAATGACTAACTATGCAATTGTCCGTCCTGCTAATATTTATGGACCAGGAGATAATTTTGATCCAAACAATGCGATGGTTATACCTTCATTAATGTCAAGAATAGCTTCGGGAGAAGACCCGTTAGTTGTGTGGGGAGATGGCTCAGCAATACGCGATTTTGCTTATAGTAGGGATGTGGCTGAAGGGATTATTCAAGCCCTTTACTATGGGACTAATGGTGGCTTTGTTAATCTAGGCAGTGGGACAGGCACTACAATTAAAGAACTTCTTGAATTGCTACGGCAAGTAACTGAATGTGGTTTTGAATTTGACACGACAAAACCTTCTGGCTTTCCTAAGCGAGTAATGGATATATCTTATGCTAAGGAACAAATACACTATAATCCTACAACTTCTTTGCTGGATGGATTACAAAAAACGTGGGATTGGTTTTTATCAAATAGGAAAGAATATCTAGGTAGAAAGAATTATTTCAATGAATAACCCAGTAATTAGTATATATATGCCGGCTGTTCGTCCACATCTTTGGATGGGAATCTACGAATCTTTAGAAAAGAGTAATATACCTTTTGAGATAATAGCTGTGGGGCATGTTCCTCCAGAATATAAACTTCCAAATAATTTTCATTTCATCAAAACCAGGGTGAAACCGGTGCAATGTGCTGAGATAGGGTTTAGAGCATGTAAAGGTGAGTATTGTATATATTCACATGATGATGTGTTTTTTGGTGTATATACTTTGGATCTTCTATTAGAAAAATGGCAGGCTATAAATAATGAACTTGTTGTAGTATCTTGCATGCCTTATCAATACGGAGAAAAATTAGAAACAAAAAGATATCGGTTTTGGGACGGTATAGAAGAAAGTCCTCATGTTCCTATTGCTGGTTTATATAAAACAAGTACGATGAGAAAGATAGGCCCTCGCGATAGGAATTTTATGGTTTCATATGCTGATTTAGATATTGCAATGCGATTATATGAAATGGGAGGCTACAATGTTTTTTGTGAAGGTACAGAGGCTAATGAAAATCTCGGACTTAACGGTCTTAATACTCAATATAGGTTGATTGATACTGGATTAGCTTTGGATTGGCCTTGGATAGAAGCATACTGGGTAATGAGTCAACCAGAGTATAACTCACTATCTTTAGAAGAAAGAAACAAATTGGAAATTTATTTTATCAATACTTCTAGAGCACATGGTATAGCATTGAAACGTAGAAGGTATCCTGTAGAACCTTTTACCGATGTGGATTTATTAAAAAGGTCCCAAGGGCCGAAAGGAGTCTGGTTATGAGTGAACCGGTAGTAAGTATATATATGAAAGCTATTAGACCTTTTCTTTGGAAAGGGTTATACGATAGTTTGGCTAGGAGTAATAAAACACCTTTTGAAATTATTTTTGTGGGGCATGTTCCTCCAGATTTTGAATTGCCGGAGAATGTATATCATATACACAGTCCAACCAAACCAGTACAATGTGCTGAGATAGGATTTAGAGCGTGTAAAGGTGAATTTTGTTTTTATGCTTCTGATGATATGGAATTTTCAGACGGTTGTTTAGACCTTCTTTTAGAAAAATATTATTCTATGGGTCGAGAAGATGTTACTGTTTGTTGCATGCATCGTGTATGTACTGGGGAAATAATTCCATTGTCTCGACGTGGATTTATTCCGGGACGGGCAGACGCACCGATTCATCCTATAGGTTCTTTATTTAAGACAGATTTGTTTAGAGATTTGGGTCCTAGAGATAGAAATTTTGTTTGTACATACGAAGATTTCGATATGGCTATGCGTTTCTATGAGAAAGGAGGTATTGCTGTTTTTGCTGAGAACTGCATATTTACAGAAATTCTTGTACCAGGATTTACTACTGCTGATGTTACTTCCGGACTCAATTGGATAGGGAGAGATGTAGATTGGCCTTTGGCTATGGATTTGTGGATGCAAAATAATAGATTTTTAACTACTAGAAAACGCCCTGTTGAACCTTTTGTGGAAGAAGGATTATTAACCACATCACAAGGTCCAAAAGGGGTGGAAGGGAAAAAATTATGGACGTAACACCAATAATAAGTATATTTGTACCAAGTAATAGACCTTGGTATTGGGAAAGATTCTGTGGATCTTTAAACACAAACGGAACACCTTTTGAAGTAATATTTGTAGGTCCTAAGCCTCCTACCTACGATCTGCCAGAAAATGTTCATTATATCAACTCTGCAGTCAAGCCTGCACAATGTGCTGAGATAGGATTTAGAGCATGTAAAGGTGAATATTGCATGTTTGCCTTGGACGACATTATGTTTGGGGCGGGTACATTAGATATTCTACTTGAAGTATTCAAGAGTTTGGATAGGGAAGATGCTGTTGTTTCTTGTTTGCCTTACTTGAACGATGTTCCTTTGAATACAAATAGGTACAGATTTTGGGACAGACATAAGAATAGTCCTATTACTCCAATCTGTGGATTGTATAAGACATCTGTTGTTGAGAAGTTAGGTTGTGTGGATAAAAACTTTATTGCAACCTTTTGGGATATAGATTTGTCTATGCGATTGTATGTTTCTGGTGGAATAGGCATATTTTGTCCAGGCACTGTCGCCAATGAAATTGTTCCTAAAGATATCGACCGGTTGTGCTCTTATGGATATAAACTTGATAGGCCTACATTAGATTATTTTTGGACACTTACAAAAGAAGAGTTCAAGAAACGTAAAGAATTGAAAGCACTTTGTACTACCCCTAAGAAAGAAAAGGGAGTACTTTGTAATCAAAGACTTCAACCTTTCGAACCTTTCGTAATAGAAAAATTATATATAGAATCGCAAGGTCCAAAAGGAAAATGGTAATAGATATACCTTTAGTGAGTATTTATGTTCCTAGTATTCGACCACAGAATTGGGTGAGAATGTATGATTTTTTGTCCAAAAACGATGCTTCTTTTGAAATTATTTTTGTGGGGCATATTCCTCCTACATTTGAACTTCCAAATAATATCGTATTTATCAATAGTCCAGTTAAGCCTACACAATGTGCTGAGATAGGAATCCGCCATTGTCGAGGGGCGTATTGTATTTTTGCACAGGATGATATGGTATTTAATGAACATGCCTTAGATAATTTGGTGAAGGCTTTTGAGGATACAGGAAGGGAAGATCTTGTTGTTTCCTGTACTCCTTATCTGCATGGAAAAGAACTTTTAGATTCTTATTATAGATTTTTTCCTGTAGGAGAATCGAACGTTCATGGGCATAAAAGGACTAGTCCTATAACACCCATCGGAGGTTTATATAAAACCAGTGTTGTTAGAAAGTTAGGCGGTGTAGATAAAAATTTTATTCGTTCGCACTGGGATATAGATTTATCTATGCGATTATATTCTATAGGAGGAATATGTTTTTTTTGCAAGGAAGCAATTGCAGAGGAGATATTAGACAATTCTCCAAGGTTGTGTGCAGGGGCTCAACATGATCGACATTATTTAGATAGTATGTGGACTATGCCTATAGGTACATATTTGGCAAACCCATCTGCTTATGATGTAATGTATGTGGATGGAAATCATCCTACTGGAGCACTTTTGCAACATAGACTAAAACCAGTGGATTGTTTTGTAGAAGAAAATCTTCTTACTTTGTCTCAAGGGCCAAAAGAGAGGTGGCCGTGATATGAAAATATTATTTGTTATACATCAATTAGATTATGCGGATCATATAGCTATCCCATATTTATCTGCAATAGCAAAAGAATTGGGACATAAAACATATTTTTGTGTGTTGAAGAATAACTCTTTTTCTTTTGATATGCATTACATTCATCCAGATGTTGTTGCCTATTCGGCTAATATTTGGAGTATTAGGCCTATTATTAACATACATAAAACAGCAAAGCTTTCTCTTAACTTTGTATCTATTATGGGAGGACCAGAAGTTACGGTTTCGCCAGAGTCATTTATAGAATCGGGTATGGATGCTTATTGCATAGGGGAAGGGGATTTGGCTTTTAGAGATTTTTTGATTTGTGTAGAAAATGGAGAATCTTTTGATGATGTTCCTAATTTGATTACAAAGAATAAAACAAATCCAATTAGACCCACAATAAGACATCTAGATGATTTACCTCCTGCAGATAGAGATTTGACCATAGCCAATTCTTATCTTAAGGATGTTCCTAAGAAAACCTTTTATACTTCACGGGGATGTCCTTTTCGATGCACATATTGCTGTAATAGTTTCTATCAAGAACTCTATAAGGGAAAGGGCCCGTGGGTTAGAAGGTTTTCTGTAGAACGAATTATTCAAGAAATGGAAAGAGTTAAGTCTAAATACCGTATGGATTTCGTTAAGATAGGCGACGATTTATTTGCTATGAAAGCAGACGATTGGTTGGAAGAATTTGTGGATAAGTATAAGAAACGAATAGGAGTTCCTTTTAATTGTTATCTACGGTTTGATAGAGCAGACGATGATTTATTGAAGCTGCTAAAAGAAGCGGGTTGTTTTTCTACTCATTTGTCAGTTGATAGCACATCTGAATATATTAGAGAAAAGATATTAAAGAGAAATATGAGAGAAGTAGATGTGATAGATTCTTTGAAGAGAATCAAATCTTATGGGATACACACCTGGGTTAATTTTATAACTAATATTCCAGAATCTACTACACAAGACGATCTTAATGCTATCGAGGTTTGTAAAAAAGCGAAGGTAACCTATCCAAGCTACGGTACTGCCGACCCGATGAAGGGTACTGAATTATATAGGTATTGTGCTAAGAAAGGATATATAGATCCTGCTATATATGCTGGAGACATGCAAGGATTGTTTGAAGAATCTAAGCTGTCTTGTTTCAGTCAGAAAGAAAAGAATATAAGCTATAATATACATCTATTGGGGTCTATTGTTCCTAAACTTCCTTGGCCTCTATATGAATTAGGCATGTGGATGATCAAACATATTCCTCCAAATAAATTATTTGAATGGATTCACGACAGGTATTATAAATATAGTATAACAAAAACAATATTCAAATTAGGGGGTTAGTAATGAAACCTATAATCGAGACGACAAGTTTGAAGAATGTTCTTCTTTTTCAACACGAATGCTTTGAGGATCATAGGGGTACTTATGAGGAGATATACCATAGAAAGGAATATACGGAGGCAATACAGGAAGCTATTGGAGAAACAATAACCTTTTTAGAAGATGATATAGCTGTTTCCGAAAGAGGTGTCTTGCGAGGGCTTCATGGGGATGACAGAACATGGAAACTTGTTACATGCCTTAAAGGAAGGTATTTTATAAATGTTCTTAATTATGATAAGGGAAGTGAACAGTTTGGACAGTGGGAGAGCTTTATCCTTAGTGAGTGGAATAAAAACCAATTGCTTATTCCTCCAAATCATGGGCATGGATATGTGGTATTAAGTGAAGATGCTATTTTTCATTATAAGCAGTCGTGCAATTATAAAGGTATGGAAAATCAATTTACAATCAAGTATAATGATCCGCGTTTTAAGATGTGGTGGCCTACAACTAATCCTATTCTTTCAAGGAGAGATTCAGATGTTTTATAAAGACAAAAAAGTTTTGGTTACGGGTGGTTCTGGATTGGCCGGTTCTCATCTCATAGAGGCTCTACTAAATAAAGGAGCTATTGTTACCACGGTTCTACATAAGAAACCTATTACTTTGACGACTTCTAAAAAGATAGATCATTCCAATATTTATGTTGTAGAAGGGGACTTGTGCAATAGTGATTTTTGTTGGAAAGCACTTGAGGGTCAAGAATATGTCTTTCATTGTGCTGCAGTAACTTCGGGTGCATACGATATTGTAAATAACCCAGCCAAGCATATTACCTCCAATTTAATTATGTGTTCTCGTTTGTTAGAGGTAGCTAATTTGGCTAAGGTTGAGCGATTCTTGTTTATGAGTAGCACGACGGTATATCCTGACGGGGATGACCCTATGGCTGAGGGAGATGTATGGAAAGGAGATGTCCATCCTTCTTATCAAGCTGTAGGTTGGATGAAACGGTATGTAGAAAAGCTCTGCGAATTTTATCATGACCGTACCGATTTGAATACATGCATAATTAGACCAGCGAACTTTTATGGTCCTAGGGATGATTTCAACCTCGAAACAGCCCATGCCCTCCCTGCTCTAATACGTAGGTTGGTAGATGGAGAAGATCCATTATCTGTTTGGGGAGATGGTTCTGCTATTCGTGATTTTGCTTATGTTCAAGATATTGTAGATGGTATGCTTCTTATTATGGAGAAGTTTTGTTGTGGAGCAGCATTAAATATAGGTTCTGGACTTTCTACGTCTATAAAGGATGCTATAGAGATTGTAATAGATATTTTAGGTACAAACCCTAAAATAGAATACGATCCTTCCAAACCTTCGACAATACCAATTAGAAGAATGGACGTGTCTCTTGCAAAGGAGATTATAGGATTTACTTCGTCTTATGAATTGGAGGAGGGGTTAAGATTAACAATAGATTGGTTCAAACAGAATAGGGAGAAATATAATGACTAAGAAAAAGAAAGAAGAAAGACAATGGTTACCCCATATGGGCGAGTTGATAGATAGAATGACAATTCATCAGTTGAAGGAAGTTCTTATTCCTGAGCATAAAGATAAATATTCTACTGAGATGAAACAGATAGAACATGATTTGGATATGCTCATTGAGGAAAAGGATATGAAGTTGACAGGCGAGCTGCTTCGTGCGGTTATAATTATAGCACAAATCAATACTCATATATGGTATAATGAGAGTAATGCTCGGAAGGGCAAAGATCAAGATGGAAGTCTTCTTAGACTAACTCACGGATTGAATGGTATTAGAAATAGTACCCAAAACCTTATTCTTGCTCTAGTAGGACAAGCCTCTCGTTTAGATTGGAAAACGGATTGTCTTGCTTCTGAGTTTAAAGATTGGCATATAAGTTTATTGAATGGTAAGGAAAAGAAATGAAAATATCTGTAATAATAGCTACACGAGGAAGACCTGATTCCTTATCTTCGACTATAAAATCGATTCTTATTACTGCAACAACACCGGACGTTGAAATTGTTGTTTACGTAGATGATGATGATATACCTACTATAGAATGTTGTAAATCGTTTAATAATTCTTCACTGAAGGTAATTACAGGGCCTAGGCCTCATATAATTGCGGAGGCATATAATATAGCATACGAACATTGTACTGGTGAAATAATAATGGTATGCTGCGATGATATTCGATTCGAGACTGTGGGTTGGAACCAACTTGTCTCAAATGAATTCAACAAAATAGATGATAGAATAGCAATTGTATATGGCGACGATGGGTTCAAGCACGAGAAGAAGGCTACCTTACCTTTTATGCACCAAAATTGGATTGAGGTTGTAGGGTATGTTTTACCTCCTTATTTTGTGCGTGAGAATGGAGATAGGTGGTTGACAGATGTAAGCCGTCTTATTGGTCGATGCATATATCTTCCTGAAATGCATATAAGGCACGAATTAAGTACGCAACGAGATAAAACGGATATAGAGAGGAGAGAAATGAGTAAGATTAACCCTCCACCTGAGGGTAGGTGGGAGTTTTATAAACAGTTAGCTCCAAAGCGAGAAGAAGATGCAAACAAATTAAGAGATTTTATTTCTATTCTAAAGGAACATTGAATGGGTTATACAATAAAGCATAGTAGAATATCTCAGTTGATAGATAATCCTAATCGAGCAATTCACATAAAGAAGGATAATTTCAAGGAGTACAAGTCTCATATTAGTGCTATCTCAACGAAGGCTAAACCTATAGTAGAAGTATTGCAATCTGGTATATGGAAAGGGCACAGATGTTTCATTTTGGGAGGCGGACCTAGTCTAGCAAATCTTAATTTTCAAGACATAGAAAACGAGCTTACTATAGGAATAAATAAATCGTTTACCAAATTTAATACAACCATTAACTATTCTATGGACCAACGATTTTATGATTATTTGGTTCGATATGATAAGAGACAAGGAGAAGATGCTCTTCTATACGAGCAGTGGAAGGCTTATCGAGGCATAAAGGTTTTTTTGGAAGGGTCAGATAAATTTCAATTTGAAAGTGATGTGCATATTATAAACAGATTGAGCGAACGGATAATTTGTCTTAATCTATCCAAAGGTATTTATGCGGGGAATAACGCAGGTTTTGGTGCTATAATGTTGGCAGCAGCATTGGGAGCAAATCCTATATATCTATTGGGTTATGATATGAAGGTGTCTGGTCAACAAACGCATTGGCACAATGGCTATCCTGATATAACACCTAAATTTCTTTCTACTAGATTAAAAAAGTATGTCAAAACAATATCGGAATTTGCTGATAGTTATGAGGCTGCTAATATAAATGTTGTTAATCTTACTCCTGATAGTGCCTTGACTTGCTTTAAGAATAGCACATTATCTGAAGTCTTGCAAAAGAGAAGGAATATATCTATGCCTACCCCTTCAAATGGTGTTGATAAGAAATTAAAACCTGTCATTGTTTCTTTCTACACAAAGGATACTGAGTATGAAAAGGAAGCTAGGAATCTAATAGAATCGTTAGATAAACTGCATCTAGATTATGATATTGTTCCTATTAACAATACAGGTAATTGGCAAAAGAATGTTAGATACAAACCTAGCCTTATAAAGAATATGTTGCAAAAGTATGCACCTAGACCAGTTTTGTATGTAGATTGTGATGCTGTATTTATGTCTCCTCCTATCTTGTTTGATGACTTTGACTCTGATTTTGCTTTGTATAAATTGCATTGGGCTGATTTTGGTAGGCCTCATAGAGATGATGAATTACTTGGAGGCACTGTGTATGCAGCGAATAATGAGCGGGTTTTCAAGATATTAGACCTTTGGATAAGAGAATGTGATGTTCAACCTTTATCTGTTTGGGATCAAAAGATTTTGTATGGTATAATTGGAGATGGTTTTTATAATTTACCTCCTGAATATTGTACCATATTTGATGTAATGAAGAGTGTTGAAAATCCAGTTATTAAACAATATCAAGCTAGTAGAAAGTTAAAAAGGAGTGTGCGTAGGGGTATAAAACTTGCAAGTATCAGGAGAAAGTCTAGGGCCTAGTAAGATATGTACTACTCTCTCCTTTGACCTTCCCTGGTGGAGGTAGTGTACGCTACTTCTGCTGGGGAGGGTTTATTTCTTTGATTCCACTTTTTACCGTATTGGAGGCTCTGCGTTTGCTAATATATCTGCTACAATGGGAGCTTGGGGATTGGGCTTCTTCTTTGCTTCTCCTTTCAATCGAAGCTCTAAATTAAAATTAATCGTTTCTATCTCTTTGCAATCTCCTTTTTTGATTCTACTTTCTACAAGTTCGTGAAATAGCTCTTCGTCAAGTGCTACCAGAACTCCTTTAGTAAATTTGCCGCATGTATCTATTTTAGGCTTTGTTTCAGACATCATGTGAAGATTGTAAGACCCGTCTTTGTTTCTTGATGCCCATCTCTTTTCTTCCATTGGTATTCCTTTCCTTTAAACTCTTTTATATTTCAATCACCTTTCCCATTTTGAACGCAGACTCGTGAGTCACCACGATGAATTGCATTTTGAAGTCTTTGGATAGTTGTTCTAGTAGCATTCCCACCTTTGCTCGATTTTGCATATCTAAATTTCGGAAGGGTTCGTCTAATAAAATTATTCTTCTTAGATGAGGTTTGGATAGAGCAATACAGGATAACCTCAAGGCAAAACTACACAAATCTACTACCCCACCGGAGTCGGCATCCATTGCATTTCCTATTTCGTACCCATCTTTTAATAGTAGTAAATCTGCTTCTGTTTTTCCTCTTTTCCTTTGAAAGTCTATCTTGAATTTATATGTGTCTCCAAATACCACTTTTAAGCATTCGTTAACCACACCTTCTATCTTTTGATGGGCCTGTTGCTGTATCATTTGAGATACCTGTTGGGCAATATCTTGTGCTTCTTTGATGTCCTCTAATTCTTTTTTTGCTTGTTCGAGGCTCTTTTCTTCTTCTTTGTGCTGTCTGCTAGTGGAATTTAATTCGCCAAGGAGAACATTGACCCTTTTTCGTACTTCCAAAATATTCATTTGATTCCTTTAATCTCCCCTCTTTTATAATCTATAGACATAAGAGATTTTGGTTTTTCTCCTCTTTGTATTGATTTAAGAACCTCTTCTCTATGAACGGATATGGATTTGTCTGCTTCTATTCCGAGTCGAGCAGTACCCTTTTGAATATCGATTATCTTGACTTTTATTGTCTTATGCCCTCGACCTATGATTATTGATTGTCCTACATGTCTACTAAGCACTAGCATTTTAGACTCCCTTCTAGGCGTTACCCCATTTTTCTTCGAATGCTTCTACAGCATTCTCAAATTCTTCTTTTGCTTTTTGCTTTTGTTTTTCTAAGATTTTCAACTTCTTTTCTGCATCTTCTACGGAACTACATTCAAAATCCTCCTCGAGTCGGTTCATAACTTGTTGGAGAGCTCCTTCTGCTCTATCCGCCTTTTGTTGAGCCAACTCCACTTTTTTCTTTAGTTCCATATACTTTCTTAAATTATCATCCATTCTTTACTCCATTGCTCTTAAGATTATTTTGCAAACAGCATCATTTATCCGGTTTTTCTCTAGATATTCTTTCATCACCTCTTGGAAGTCTAGATCAGTTTCCCCCAATTTTTCTAATTCTTCAACGAAGGTTTTCATATCAAGGGAGGTTTTTTCATCTATACCTTCTTGAACTTCTAAATATTTGTCTTCGGAGGTATCTAGATGATATGGTTTTACTCGCCCTGAATCAAATAGTATTCCTACTTGAGGTTTGTAATCCACTTCGTCTGATTTTCTCCTCATAAGCGACCCACAGTTGAATACTGTAGAATTTTGATTGATAGGATGCATAAAACCCTTGTGGTTATCCCCGAACATTATTACATTATATCCTACTAATCGTTCTTTATTCATACGAAGGTAACTTTCATCAGGAGCTTGAGGATAGTTGTGTCCTTCTATACAACAATATTCGTGTGCTATTGCTATTCTTATGACATCGTCTTTTGTCTTTGTACGGGGCTCTATTTTGCACCCATAAGGAAATCCATATAGAGCCAATTTATCTGTTCCAATCAAGTCTTTATTCCTATTTATGTCTATTATCTTACAAGCCTTTTCTAGAGTCCAATATGCACTTTTTTCTATATCTTCGTACCTGTGAAGAGGTAAATCATGTTGACCTGGGATAGATATCATTCCGTTAGGTAGATGCTCCAATGCAAAATTGATTAATTCGGGAGGACTATTCCACTTATCAAATATATCTCCTGCACAAAGAACAAGGCAATTATGTTTTTTTTGTAATCTTTTAATTTCATCCAAGGGGCGTCTCATAGCCTCGAACCAATCCTTTTCTACCGAACGAAAAATTGGAGGATTGAGAGATAAATGAAAATCCGAGCATAAGATAGCTATGACTTTCGATCCGTTTTTGTCCCACATAAGGGGCATCTGTCGCCGACGACTTTGCGAATGTCTTTCTTGAGCTTTTGCAATTCTTCTTTCTTCAGACATTTGATTTCCTCATATTCTTCTATTGTTTGTAATAGTCCACCAAGTGCATTATATTGATTGGAAGCCACCTCCTGTTTTGTTTGGAGAATTTCTAATCGATTCCATGGAGGGGGCCTTTTATTTATAGATATTAAAAGCGATTTACCTGTTTCCAATACTTTTGACAGGTCTTCTATTTGAATAGATATTTCTTGGTATACTTGCCCCTTAGACAATGCTAATTTACTGTCTCTTCTAAGACCTCTCGCGATATTTCGCTCCGACCTATGTAATAACACCAATTTTAACGTATTTTGTAAGAGAGCCAATTCTGAGTTAATCTCTTGATATTCGCTGTATTCTTGTTCTGCATTTTTTAGTTCCTCATCCATTTCTTCTACATAAGCAAGAGATTCTTGTCGTGTCAATATTTTACTTAATCTACCTTCTATTATTTCAATGGATGTACGAGATTTGTGTAAGAAAGAAGCTATATTTTTTAGAGTGCTATCTATTCTTTCCAAATTGACGATAGAGTTTAGTTGACGAGAGACTTCACCAGCTGTCTTGCAGAACCAAAAAGGGGCCTCGTGTTGTCCTTGAAAATTGATATCTGAAAGATTTACTATATTCTCGACTTCTTTAGGAACCTCACTACCAAAGGCTTTATACGGTTCGTTCTTATTGATTTTGTAGATGTTAATACCTTTGCCTCTAGTGCGAGTTATTCTATTTCCATCAATGGTAAGTCGAACAGAAGCTTTATCTGCATTCCAATTGATAATAGAATCTCCTGCAGGCTTATTTTTTACTATCCATTTTATAGCTCTTATGACTGTGCTTTTACCAGCAGCATTTCGTCCAATAATAGAATTGACAAAGGGACAGAATTCTATATCCAACCTTTTGTGTGTTCGGAAGTTTCTTATTTGAATTTTTTCTATCATCGTTATATTCCTATGATATTGTGGCTGGGGTAGGTAAATAGGCAAACCTACCCCCGATACATGACCCATAGTGTATCGTTGCCACGTGCCTACTTATTATTAACCTTATTGAGGATGAGATATATCAGGTGTTGTACTCTCATTTCTTCTTTTTCCTATCTTTTCCTGTTCTATCTAATATCTTCCAATGCTGTCCCAATTCAACCAAGTTTGATGTTCCAAAAACATATTCTAATAATTCTTCTCGCTTTTCTAGTGCTACTCCAAACCAATTTGCATATTCAGGAAATCTATAGGGACCAAGGCGAGCCAACACCTCTGCTCTGGTAGCCTCCTCTATCAATTTGAGGATATGCTTGGCTTGAGACTTTTTAATGTTATTGGGTGAGATCATTTATCATATTCCACATTTTGCTATGATTTTCTTGATGTCCGAAGGTTTAACAATTTTAAGAAAATCTTCTAGAGGTGCTCCAAAAATCTTGTAGTTATAACCCTCTTTACTTTTGAAGTATAAAAATGTATGAGTGGTCTCGCTAAAATCACATCCAACTGATTTCAAGTGTTCATAGAGATATAGAGTAGTAAAAATCAAAGGTTTTCTTCTATCCCTTTTGGTTATTAATGTCCATGAAAAACATCCAGAGAGATTTCCATCTGAGGTAGCTTGTTTGACAAAGGATTCAAACAGTTGTTCTTTGGATTTGTCCAGTTTATCTATCACATCAGCAAAGGTAGTTTTGGAATAGCCCCGTTTCAGTTCTATGCTACAAAGGTCTATTAAGGGTTGCCCGATAGGGTCGGTAGCTTGAATATCTGAGAATCCCATTGATTCCTTATTTTTTTTATTTCTTACTGTAGCTCTTGCTCCCGAACCTGGAGTACGCCAAAATATATCGTCGTTCTCACCTTTGGACCACCAGAGTGAAAGTTGCTTGCAGATATCACGTTCAAATGCACTTCCTTTATGTGAACCTTTCATTTTATCCTTTCTGAAACTCTACAAGTTTCTTTTTTAATTTAAATATATTCTTTAATTCACTTTCCCAAACAATCAAAGTTCTATAACCATATTTGGCAAAATGATTTATTCTTTGCTGTGCATGTTCTTTATTCGAAGATTCATCTCCATATATCTTGAATCTACATTTTTCTCCGTGCCAGAAGTTACCAAACAATTCTATAATCTTTTTCTGTCCATTTACATTTATAAAATCAGGATTTTTTCCTGCTATCCAAATCTCACCATTACCAACATATTTATATTCTCCAGGAAACATTTTATTCAAACCATTTCTCATTCTTCTCTCTGGTTTGGTTGGTTTAATATCAAGTCCTTTGAATATAGCCTTTAATTGTTTTTCTCTATATTCGGGATTTTGCCAGAGTCTTAATCCTGTTTTACTAATTCTCTCTTTCAATTCTTTACTTTTGACATGGAAATGTTTGCCCAAATTAGATTCCCGTCTTTTTTGTTTGTCTTCGTCTGACATCTTTTTACCATACATAGGATTGAGTATTCCTATTTTAGCGATGCTGCATTTCTTTCTTGATTCTTCCGTCCATATTCTATTCTTTGTTTTTAATCCTAATTTCCTTTTTGTTTCTTCTGAACAAGGTGGTCTTCTTTTTGCAGATTCCCTCATTTTCTTTTTAGACTGTTCTGTATGTTGTTTTCCATAAAAATGATTGAGTTTTCCTCTTTTACTTTTACTTATCTTTCTCTTAGTTTCCTCTGAATGGCGTGTTCCTTTGCGGGCCTCACTTATTTTTCTTCTTCTAATTTCTTCTGTTTTTATATAAACCTTACCTGGCATTATGGTATCTCCAAAAATAAGAACCAGTCAGAGTTGCTATACAGGCAGACTATTATGTCTAAGAACTGTCTCTGACTGGTTCGCTTTTTGTATATTCCTGTATAGCATACCATTATTATATACCTTTATTGGAGATTGTCAAGTACTTTTTAATTATTTTTGCTTCGGGTTGTGGCCCTTGCCCCACTGCCTGCTGTTCTCCAAAACACATCGTCCCTCTCATTGTTTGTCCACCACTTACTTAGGATAGTACATATTTCTCTTTCAAATGAACTTCCTTTTGCCATTATTCTGTCCTTTTATATAGATTTATTCCAATTCTTAGCAAAAACTGCTATATCTATACAATTTATGATACCATCTCTATTAAAATCTAATCCTGTTTGTTCTGGCGGTTCTAACCATTTGTTAATCATAATAATCAAGTCTTCCCTGTTTACCGTTCCATCTCCAGTGGTATCGCCATAGAGTCGGAAAAAAGATAATAAAAAGTCACCACCTGCTATACCATCCTTATCTCCGTCCAAATGATTACCGGCAATGTCTGTTATCTTATCTGCTTTTACTGTTGCTACATATAGGCCATCTGGCAAAGATTCTATAAATGTCCATGTAGCTGTCCTATTTTCGTAGGTGAAAGTAGCATTGGACAAATTTATAGCCTGTCCATTTTTTGTAATCCAAAGAGCATCGTTAGGAATAATTACTTCTTCATTAAATACTATTTGAATAGACTTAACACTGCTTCTTTGTTGCGTATCTGATCCTAACATTGAGACTCTCTGAGACAACAGAGTATCACGCGGTAGTAAGTCTTTTTTAGTCTCACAACCAAAAACAAAAAAAACAGATATCATAAATATCTTTATGTAGAGTATAAATTTCATTCTTTCCTTTCAGAAACTCTGTGAATATTTTGAGTAACAAAGTTTTCTAAATCGGTAGTATTGTTGCACGGGGCAAATTCTATTACTTTGATTTGTAACCCTTCTTTGGTTGTTATCATCCGTTCTTTTATATTATGCTTTTGCTTCTTTACTTTGATTACTCTCTAAATATAGGAGCTTTATCTCTTAAAGATATCATTCCTAATTTTTCAATAACAGTATTCCAACCTTCTTGTGTGATTTCATCGTCTTGAAGTTTAAATACCTTGGTTCCTTTGAAAGGTAAAGTAATCAATCTTTTGTTCCTTCTATATATACTATCGCTCATATTGGTGATTTTTTGATAGGTTTTTGTGGTTTCTTTTAATTCTTTTTTTAGGTATTTGACAACAGTCTTTTCGCCTACTCCTTCTATTCCTGGGACACCATCTGTATTACATCCAGCAATTATCTTCACTGTATTCCATAGGTAAGGTTCTATTCCATACTTCTCTTTGAATCCTTGCAATGTCATCATTTTACCTTTGGTGGGATTGAAAAGAGATATGTTAGATTCTATTAGTTGATATAAATCTTGGTCAGATGATACTATAATAGCTTCATCTAGCATAGAGAGATTAAGACAAATAGAGGCTATTATGTCGTCTGCTTCGTATCCTCTTTGCACGAAGACATTTTTATAGCCTATGGTAGGTAGGTATTCTCTCCGGAGCATTTGCATTTGCCATCTAAATTCTTCTTCGAGTTTATTGGTGTCCTCATCCATGTCTTCGTACTTGCTTGCTCGGTGAGCTTTGTATGCCGAGAATATCTTTTTCCGTTTTGAGGTTTTGGAATCCCAACAGAATGCTACATGAGGAGTATTAAAGAGTTCTTGGAAATGGGCAACTGTTTTTAGTAAGCCATATATAACACCAGTAGGGGTATTCTCGAAACTCAATCCACCAGTAGAGTGTTTAGCCCTGTGGCACAGGTAATTGCAGTCTAAGAGCAGCCAGGTTTTTCTAATCATTTTATGCCTCAGTCATCTTCTAATATTATAATCTAAACCTGTCTAGTATCTCTTTTTTCTCTTCACCCTGCAGGCCTCTTCAATTTCATTCCAGGTATCTGTTACAATATCTATCAAGTCTTTTTCTAACCCTTCATTTTCTATATGCCTAATGAGTTTACCTCTATTGCCTGTAAAATCGAATTCTGGAGCTGTAATAGAAGCACCTGATGTTGTCCAATGTCCTTCTTCTTTTGATAAGTAGTCCACACATGATCCTATATCATCTATTCCAAAAGAATGGTAGATAGGAATTGTTACTACTCTATCTCTTCCTGTTACTCGATTTTTTTTGACTCGAATAGAACACAAGGTTCCTAATTGTCTATTCTTTCCTTTAATTACTTTTGTTATAGAACTTTTGACCGAAGACCATAATTCTATTGCAGCATAGAAACGCAAAGCTCGACCACCAGAACGATTTTTCTTTTCAAAACCAAAACCCAAGCTATCTCTTGTTTGGCTTATGATAATCAAGATAGAGCCGCTCTTCTTGAGAGGTGTGAGCAACCTACGCAAATTGGCTGAATTCTTTTTGGCCTTACCGTCTGTATAAGCACCAGCAACCTCTTTACCTTTTCGTAAGGCCTCTTTAGTCTTATCGAACTTGCTTCTTTC